GGTCGAACTACCCGCGTCTAAGGAGGTCCCGGGGAGGACCCGCGACTTTTAATGAGAGGGTGGACCCTGTTTTTAATGATCTGGCGCGCCGGGCCGGGAAGAGGGGGCGCGGGGGAGTCGGGGACATGATCACCTCCCGTGCCTGGCGCGATAGGCAAGCTCACGCGCTATCTCTGCTTCTACTGACCGGGCGACATCCCTGCGATAATGGGTCTGGACGATGCGCTCGGCGAGGCCGTAGAAGTCGAACCTGCGCCTGTAGGTGGGGGTCCTCTTCGGGAACAACACCACGGGCTGCAACCCACGCGGATAGAGGTCCTTGGTCCGTGCCCTCAACTCTTTGAGTCCGCCCTTGACCTTCTCCTTCTTGATGATCGCCCGGCCCAGCAGGTAGCGCCCTGCACGTGCACGGGCTTCGCCGTTGTCAATCCTCTGGTAGATACCTGGAGGGAGCTTGCCCTTCTGCTTGAGAAGCCGGAAGTATTCCTTCTTCTTGGCCCTCGACCTGGCGTTCATGGTGAAGCCAACCTCGTGGAAGCCACCGGAGAGCGAGAGCAACTTGGTGATCTGCCCGCGGCCCAGGTTGCCGTACCGGTCAAGGTTGGTGTATATGCTCGGCACGACATAGCGTCCACCCATGCCCATCTCAAAAGGTTTCTTGGGCCGGCTGCCTCCCCTTACCTGAGGCAAAAGGAAATGATCCTTGGTGCCGAGGTTCGGCGGATCCTTAAACCAGACAGACGACCGCAGGTCACGCGGCGCGCGAGCCGGCGTCATCTGCAGGCTGTTGAGGACAAACGGCGTCGGCCTGTCGAAAACTGCCTGCATCGAGGTCTTGAGGCCGTCCTTCACCCTGCGGGCCGTGGTGTTCTGCCCGTTGGCTACCGCGTACGGTATCTGTCTCTCCATGCCGCCAAGCCGCTGCAGCAGGTCAGTGATCCCTTCCGGCCTGATCGTGATCATGCTGGCCCCCTGTTATGACCATTGGCAGGCCCGGCAGGAGAGGGGAGGGGGGAGGCGGGGGGGACGGGGGAAAGGCGGGAAGCCAGGCCGTCCAGGGCAAGGACGCGAAGGAAACTTCCCGTGCAGCCGCCAGGCTTGGCCTCCATGATCAGCTTGTACTCCGCATCAGTCACACGGAAGGACATCACCCTGTAGCGCGGGTTTTCCAGCATCTTTCCCATAATTCCGCCCTCCCTTGTTGAAAACCAAACATTCAAGAAGAGGCCACACCGGAACAGTGTGGCCGAGACTTCAATCTTCGGCTGCTTTCAGACCCTTGCCCTACGCCAGTATCACGGTGCCTTCCGGCGTCTCCTTCGCCAGCCAGGCGCGGATCAGTCCGACCGCCTCCTGCTGCCAATTGCCGCCGTCCGCTTCGTGGAGCGTGCACAGCGGCCCCTGTGGTCCCTTCTGAATCCGGAAGACGAACGCGCTTTCGGGTTGGTCCACCTCGTGGAAGGTGCGGTACGGGGCAAGCTTGACGGGGTTCGGGACGTCGACCTTGCCGAGGCGCGCGATGCCGATCTTGGCGGTCACCTCCTGCCCTATCCCGTCGTCCGTATAATCGACCGTGGTCTGATCGGACAGGGAACTCACCAGCTGCTGCAGCTGCTTGGTCGTCTCCGTCGGGACGAAGTACGTCTGCAGGGCCACGATGAACGACTCGACGTCCATGGCCTTGCCGAAGGGGTACGCCTTGGGCGTGCTCTGCGCCTCGAGGTAAGCATGACGCTCGAGCCACCCATCCATGACCGGCGACATCAGGCGGACGTTCACCGGGCTGGCCACGTGGACGATGAGGTGCTCCAGGGACAGGGCGTCCGGGTTCATCCTGAAGTAATCGCTGATCGCCGTCAGGCTCCCCACCTGGAAGGATTTCTGGGTGGGAGGGATGATGGCCTTAAGCGCCCCGTTGGCGATGAAGTATTCCCGCCCTTCCAGCTCGAACCTCTCCGGCCTGCCGAGCTCCAACACCTTCTCTATTGCTGCCTTGATCATAGTTTCTTGACCTCCCCTGCTTGTACCGACCTCAACGGCGTCGGCTCGGTTGAGAGCAGCGGGAACTGCTGCTCCGGGTTATACTCGGTCGCCTTGGCCTGGCCGCGTTCCTTGCCGACGAAGATCTGTGTCTGGAACGGCTTAGCGCAGGCCAGCGTGGACGTGCAGACCACCGCGACGTCGCAGGCCGTGCGGTTGGCGTTCGGCTTGATCTTCACCTTCAGCGTGATCGTGCGTGCCCCTTCGCCCGTGTTCGGGTCGACGACGTTGTTCAACGCGCGCGAAAATTCGTCGTCGAACCTCTCGATCGCCGCCCCTTTGCCCAAATTCGCCAGAGACACCAAATCCGACTCTTCCATCATGACTCCTCCTTTAGTTGATACCTGCTCACCACACACCATCAAAGTCCCGCTGTACGTCAACCTGCGAGGCCGTTTTATGTCCCTTTCGTACACGCCCACCGCCCGGAGGTACATCGCCGAGCAAGCTCTCACCGCCTCGGCGAACCTTCTCTCGTCACCCGCGGAGACGGCAGCATGGAGTTCGGATTCAGCCTCGCCGACATAACGTGCCGCATCCGGTCTGGATTCTGCCGCCCAGCCGAAGAATCCCTCGGGCAGGCAATCGTTCAGGATCTGCACCAGATCATTTGCCGCCCGGCTCATCCTCGCCTGTACCAGCTGGATCGGCGGAGCGGCGGGTTGGTCCGACGTTGAAATCCCGGTCGAGCAGTTCATCGCTTGCCTCCCTGAATAGCAGTGCAACCGTCATCCCGGCCACGCCGGCGGCGAGTCCCAGGAGCACACCCGAAAACACTCCGCTCCAATAACCGTCCGAAGAAACGAAAAGCCAAAAAGCGTCCAGCATCTCAAGACCCCCAATAACATCACATAGCCTGCGGTTGCTCCCCTGCCGAAAGCCTATCGTCTCCCCAGCCTCCACCGGTCGTTCGTGGTCTCCCGCTTACAGGTCCTGCTCCGGATCAGGTGGATCGGCGTTATCTTCTTCGCGACCTCGTCCTTTTCTTCGGGCGGCAGGACGCGGCCGGGGTCGTGAACATACTGCTCCGGCTTACTGATCTTCATGGCAGCGACTCTTTGCCAGAGGATCCTCGACCGCGACGACCTCACCGAGCTTGCCGGCGATCAGCATGAGGATCAGGCGCTTGATTTCTTCGGCGGTCACTCCCTCGGCCTGGATGGCTGCGAAGTCCTGTTCGTCGAAATCGAGAACAATGGAGGTAGGGGGGAGGGGCTGGACAACCGGCTCCAGCTTCCTGAGCAGGCGGGAAAGGGACGATGGTAAAGGCGGGAATGCTTCCTCTACCTCTTGGGAGGGGGAAGGGGAGATGCCGGCAGGCTCCGCGTCGATCAATTTGCCGGCGCCGGCAAGATGATCAACCCCGGATGCACTGGTCTCCGTTGCGGACTCGTTGCCCGCCACGGCCTTGCTCTGCATACCCTCCACGGTCCCTGCACTCACCTGATCCTCCAACCCCTTGTGCTGCCAGCACATTTCCCCCTCGTTTTTCACAGCGCGGGTGCAACCCGTTTTTCCGCAATGATGCTTTGCCAATTTGGTATCCTCCTGTACGCGTTCTCCCCGGACGACCGGGAGCGGCGCTCCCGCCTCGAGGGCCTCGATTTCCTTCTTATGACGGCGGCAGTACTCCTCGTCGCCGAGCATCACGATCCTGCACGGCCTGCCGTTATCCAGCTTCCCCTTGCAGTACTTCATCGGGGCCTTTTCCGGTTCAGTCGCCCCGCGCAGCGCGCCACGCAGCATCCTTTTCCTGAACAGATCCTCGTCGATGATCACGCCTTCACCCCTTCCACTCCCCGCCAACTCTTCTCCGTGCGCAACGGACACCCGACCAGGCCGCCGTACGTCCAGAGAAACAGAGCCTGACGCCATTTCTCGTTCTCCATGTCGCAGCGTCCCGACTCGGCGCAATCACGGCACGGGACCAGCATCACACCACCTCGGAATCTGCGGCAGGAGATCTGACGCCCGGAGGGTCACCGGCGCCGAGAGCCCGAAAACGGTCGGCGCTGAACGCTTGGCCGTCGCCACCCTCTTCGCGCCGGCACTTGTCGCAGAAACTCTTGAAATCTTGCTTCGATAGGACCTTGATCTGATCTTTGCCCGACACTCGCCACCTCCCGTAATTGGTCAAACCTTGGCAATCTCACCCGCCGCGCGAAGAAACTCGTTCGAAGCCTCGATCCTGCGCGACAGCCTGTCTATGATCTCCGCCTTCCCACGCTGCAACCCTTCCAGCCGCTCCTTCATTTTCCGAGACATCTCCAAAAGCTCGTCAACCCTCGCCGCACCGCTCACGCTGCCTCCCATTCGAAAAAAAAGGGGGGAGCACACACCGGGATTACTCCACGGACGCGTACTCCCCCCTTTCGGGACTATACCAGCGCGCGACAATGCCGCTACGGTGGGCCTTGGTAAGCTCCGCCGCCAACTCCTGGGCGCTCCGCTCATCTTCCGTGGCCGCAAAGCCCAAAACGCCCATGAAGACAGCCATGACCACAGTGAAGGCGAACATCTGCCTCTTTGAACGCTTCTTCAGATAGGCATGGCGGACCCTGCCGGTAACAACTTTCATGACGCCCCCCTCTTTCAAAACAATTAAAAGAAATTAAATATTAGGTTGACACTGCAGCCAAATCTGTAAGAATTCACCCGGGGCAGACCGTCCCGACCTCGTATCCCGCCCATAAAAAAAATCAGACACCGACCGCCTTAAGCTTCCTACTCTTGCGGGGGCGCGACTCGCGGAGCCGCTTTTCCCTCTCCCGTATCGCCTTCAGCGGATCCGGCTGGGACATCAGCAGCACCAGCTCGTGGTCGGTCATCATCTGCCCCTCCACCTCTCCGGAAGGATCAGGAGGGGGAGGGGAGGGAGACGCCGACCCGGCCAGCATCGGGGCCAGCAACTGAGCCACTCGCTCGGCGATCGCCGCTATGTCCTCGTGGTCCAAGGTCACGCCGCTTTACCTCCCGCAGCCTCGTCGACGTTCCAGGGTTCGCGCAGCGCGAAGCGGCGCAGCACCCTGGCGTCCAACTCCTCCGCATTCGAGAGCAACTCGCCGGCGGCCTGGCTGAATTCCCTGATCCGGGCCAAAGCCTGGATTTCAGGAGAGCATCTCTCGAGACGCGCCCTGTCCACCTCAACCCGGATACTGCAGTTGTCGAGCGGCAGGAAATCAATGATCATCTCGGAGATCCTCTCAAGCACGCTGCCGACCGCCGAGACGTTGGACCAGACGATCTTCCGGTTCAGGTGGGCTATCAACTCGCGCTTCTCCTTGCTTTCCCTGACCTTGGCCAGGTCGGACTTGCGCTTGACGAAGGCAGTCTTCGGGTAGTCCCAGTCGGAGGAACAATCCCAGCACACAAGCTCTCTGCGCTGTTCGTCGACCACCAGGTATGTCTCGCCGTGCCCACTGGGCCACTTGGAGACAGCCAGAAGCTGCCCTGTCGGCTTGAACCTGACCATGTCGCTGACAACTTCTTTAATCCGTTCCATCGCCAGCCCTCCCGACCTGCCCGCCCTGCAAGCGTTCTTTGTTTGTTTCCCTTCCCCGCTCTGGTATATTCGCCGTCACCAAAACTTAGAAACACCACCAAAGGAGAAAGGGAAGATGAAAACAGTTCCAATGATTGCCACGATGACTTGGTATCACCGAGAGGACTATCCTCGGCTTCTGGCACTTTTCAGTGACCGTCATAAACTGCACGAGATCTACGATGAATGGTTACAAGCAGCGGAGACCGGTTTCACGAACTTCGAGAAAAAGGGTCACCGGGTTGTAAAGGTCTTCATTCGTCCCGACGAAATTCAGGAGTACTGCCGCACCAGAGGCTTGAGTGTCGACGCAGCAGCTCGAACATCTTTTGCCAACGAGCGTCTCAGAGAGATGCACGAACGCGGTGAGATCACGCTTTTCTGATAAATTCCCCACAATAACCCCCTCTAAGCCCCGCCCTCCGGACGGGGTTTTCTTTTTACCCTTTACGCCGCCTTGTCCGGCACATGATGGTTATTGTCGATGCACTTTTTTTGCTGCCTGGCGTAGACCCGGTCGAGATCTTCAGGGGAGTGAATGCCGGATAGCAGCAATTCGAACTCCAGGATCTCGATGCCGCGCTTCACGTCGATGATCTGCTCCATTTCCTTTTCAAACGTCTCCAGGTAGTCGGGGCGCTGCCGGAAATTGGCGTCGGAGAAGCGCTCCGAAAGCCGTTCAGCTGCTTCCGCTGCCTCAACCATCTCTTTGCGCAGCCGGGTCACGATGATGGCCGGGTCGCGCCGGATGTTGTTAAGGTCTGGGAAAAGGCGCAACATGATGTGCTGGCGGATCGGGCAGGACTCGCAGTGGTGGATGAGGATTTCGGGAGCGTCGAGCGCTTCGGCTATCTTAATAAGAGTTTGCGGATCTGGCCCACCCTTCAATTCATCGTTTTCAAGCTTGGATATTGCGCTTTTGGACAGGCCCAACAGGCCCCCCAAAACTTCTTGAACCATCCCCCGCTGCTTCCGCACTTCAGCAATCTTCTGTCCTAGCTGCTTTCCCATCGTTGGTCCCCTTTGCGAGAATCCTCATGTTTCCTTTTCGTAATCTTTTACTCTCTTAAAAGTAGACTGTCAACAAATTAAATCTACTAAAAAGGGAATTATGTGTAGAGATACACGCTAAGGCTACTTTTAAGGTACTGAAAACATTAATGTATCTATTTTGGAAACATGTTTGCTTTTAGTGGAAAAATAATTTAAATTTCGGGCATGAATGAAATCAAACGCGACATAGGCTCACGCCTCCTCCAAATAAGAAAAGAACTTGGTCTCACCCAGGAGGAGATGGGCAACCGGCTTGATAAGGGGAAGGGTTCTGTGTCTAAATACGAGAACGGCGACGCTGAGCCACCATATGAGACGCTTGAAAAATATGTAGAGATGTCGGGCAAGAGTTTTAACTGGGTATTTACTGGCGTTCAGGAGGTTTTACACCGCGACACCCATCGCAACACTATCCATGCAGGTGAAGCGCAAGAGGGATATGTGTCTGTCCCCCGCTACGAGGTATCTGCAAGCGCTGGGGGCGGAGCCGTTGTGGAGAGCGAGCAGGTTGTTGACTATTTAAAATTTAGCGTCAACTGGGTGCAGACTGCCCTAGGCGCTAACCCGAACCGACTCGCGTTGATCAGCGTTGTTGGCGACTCGATGAGCCCCACCTACAACGACGGGGACCTGATCCTGGTGGACACCTCGGAGGGGCGGCCGCGAAGCGATGCCGTCTATGTCATCCAGCACGACTCCTGTCTTTGGGTGAAGAGGCTGCATTTCCACTTTGACGGATCAATCGCAGTAATAAGCGACAATCCGCGCTATCCAGAGCAATCAATCACTGGAGAGGCGCTTGACCGGTTGCGTATAGTCGGAAGGGTTATGTGGCGCGGCGGCAGATAGGTGAGGTGGCCATTGATGAAGATTGTAGGAGGGATTGTGAAACGATTACTGGCGGTGCTTCTAATACTTTGCTTTTGTGGGTGCGCTCCGGTGAAACCCAACCTGACAAGAGCAGACTGGCTGAATATGTCCACCCATACCTTTAAAAAAACCAACGTCAACGATGTCCTGACACTTGGAGAGCGGGTTTTGCTCCTCGCTGACCCGAGTGACGTGCAGACCTATCACCTGCAGAATAAGATGGTGGGGAGTAGGAGGTACCTGGTTTACATGGTGATAGCCGCATCGTTTGGAAGTTACAACTTCGACCTCACGGCAATACAAAAAGGGGAAGATGTTGAGTCCACCCTTTTCATAGGCCATTCGGCACAACCGGTCATGCCCATGGTGACGGGCGGAGAGGGTGGAATTGGCGCCACAGCGGGGGCCGGAATCGCTAATATTGGCAGCCCTATCCCACATAAAGACACCTACCAACTATTTTTCTCCAGGATCGAGTCTATGCTGAACGGTTCCGAGTGGAAAACATGTGATGAAGTAAGGGAGAATACAAAGAATATGTACTCTGAAGCATTATGTACGCTTGCTGACGACAATATCCCAGAGGGTGCCAAGTTGAGCAAAAGAGCAGCGGAGTTGTATGCTGCAAAGAAAACAGCACAAATCCGTTAAGAAATCTATGTCAATCCGACCCTATAAAGATAAAGAGACCGGGCTGATCGTCCCGGGCAAGTTCATCATCGAGTACTACCCCCAGGGACGCAAGGGCGCACAGGTGCGGCAGACGGTGAGCGGACTCACCTTGGCCCAGGCGCAGGCCATGGAGCTGCAGCTGCGCCGGCAGTACGCGCCCGAGGTGAAGCACGATCCTAAGGTGATCGACGTGGTCCCGGACTGGCTCAAGGATGCCTCGCTGGAATACGCACCCACCACCATGACCGACATCGGCTACGCGCTCAAGAAGCTCCTGGAGCACTTCGGCCAGTGGAAACTCTCCCGGCTCAACCTGGAGCTCTTCCAGGCTTACATGCGCAAGCGCATGACCGACACTTGGCGCCCCGTGGTCCACAACCCTGACCCGGAAAAGACCTACGCGCCGGCGAAGCCGATCGGGAAGCGGCGCATCAACACCGAACTGAAATACATGGGGCTCTTCATCAAGTACTGCGTCAAAAAGCACCACATGCTGCCGCTGCCGTTCCAGATCCCCAAGTTCCAGAAGCTCCCGAAAACCCAGAAGGTGCTCCCGTCCATGAGCGAGGTGGACTCCCTGCTTCTCCACTGCCACGCGGACGCGCGCCTGGCCGTGCTGCTGTACCACGACGTGGGCCTGCGCAAGACCGAGGCGCTTACCCTGCGCGCCGAGAACGTGCTCCTCGATGACGACGTGATGCTGGTGAAAGGGAAGGGGGACAAGGAGCGCTTCGTGCCGATCGTGTCCGAGCAGCTGCGCGGCGAGCTGGAGAAGAGGTTAGAGGCGAGGAATGAAGGCTATGTCCTGATCAGCCCCCGGACGGGAGGTCCTTACAAAGACCTGAGGAAGGCAATAGAAGGTGCGGCGGAAAGGGCGGGCATCAGCAAGAATATCTACAACCATCTTTTCCGGCATGCCAACGCCACCAACCTCCTTGAGGCCGGCGCCGACCTGGAGACCGTGCAGCACAACCTGGGGCACGCCGACATCAAGACCACCCAGATCTACCTGCACACCAAGCTGCAGCACCGGATAAAGGAAAGCCGGAAGTTGGAAAAATACCGGCAGGAGCAAAAGACCAGGCGCAACGTAAATATAAAATCTAACAACGGTTAGCAAAGGAGAACTTCAGATGGCAATACTCCCACAGTCGGTTGAAAGGTTGGCGCACATTGGAGCTAATGTTGAAATTTCGAGTGAAGCTGGGTACCTACCCGCCTCCATTGAAAAAATACTCCACATTGCCGTTGGCAGGGGATCACACGTTACAATTCATGCAGGCCGGTATCTCCCAGATACTCTTGAACGCTTTGCACAGATTGGGCGGGGAAATGTAACTATAAAGGTTTAAGCCAAATAGGCGCCAGCCAAAGAGTAGGGTGACAATGGATAAATATAGGAGTTTTAGATGGCTCTGATGGTTCGCGGTTCCGCTTTTTATTTTGGCGATGCAGTCGCTTCAGATAACGCGTCATTACCTCTTTTTTATCGATGGGTGAAAGGGAGGGGGACCGAAGCGCAGTGGCCATTTGTTGTGCGCGAAGGTGAGGTTGAAATAAAGCGGAATCTTTTCTGCGATATCAATGCTACCCATTTTTATGGCATCTTTCTGTCTGCAAGAAATGCGGAGTTTCAGCATTACGTCCGTAGAGATGGTAATCGTGTCATCGTTGAAGCAAGAGCAACAAACGGCAACCCACCGGTAGAGATGAACTTTTTCGCCATCCGTCTTGATAGTAATGCCGGCTTATTTTCGCACTACCTTGGATCTTATCGGTTCCAGTCGTTCTTAAAGGATCTCTGGGCAACCTATCGCCGATTTGTGGAAATAACTAAGGCTGAGGAACTCGCTCAGTTAGCCGGTGGAGATCTTGATGTTGTCGATAGGCAATATTCTATACGGGGGAAATGTAATCACGGGCCATTATATGCGCCTGGCACATTTGAGAACCTCGTTGAACGCCTTACTTCAATATCCAAAGTCAGTATGTCGACTTACGAGGTAGATGGAGAAGCGGATAGAGCCGTAAGTCCCAACTTAAGGTCATTACACAAGGAATATCGGCTGACTGAAGTTCCAATGAACAATGAATCTAAAGGTTGGCTTAGCAGAATAAGGGCGGAAACCCTCCGTACGTTGGCTTCAGGAAGAACAGTGTATAATGGCAGCGTAACGGGTGAGGATGCTAACGGATTGCAATTAACTATAGATTTTGAGAATACCCTTGAAGACTATTTAGAGTTCCAGTATGATGATATAGGTACATTTGAGGTGAACAATATTTTGAATCACGAAATTATTCGTGAAATCATTACAAAGATGCAAGATGGCATCCTCTTCAGACCAATGGGGTAAAAAATGATTTTCCTGGGGACAAAAAAAAGACGATATGTATTTATGACCCTCGTCTTTTTTTGTTTCATGTCTACAACCTTTAAGACGTTTTCTGAGCTTAGACTTAGCTTAGACTCCATCTTCTCAGGGTTGTTGGCGCTTACAGGGTTCGTCTTTACTGCCAGAACTTTTATAACCTTCAAACTAAACGATATGATTTACGGTAATCCTGAATACCGTATTTATGTAGAAAAGTTAAAGAAAGAGGGTGCGTATAAGCGAGAGCTTTATGATCCACTGAAAACAGTAGATGGAAACTTAGGTACTGCTACATACATGTGCTTATGGGCAACTATCCTGTTTATCATCGTTGCATTCTTTCCAAAGCCTATCACCCAAGACCTTGGCAATAGACTCAAAGCTGACTTTGTACATGAAGTCTTAGGCAATCTTTATCTCACCGAGTTCATCTCTCCAAAATATTTGCTTCCGTTAGCCTATAAACTTTTCACAGATGCAACCATGGTGTACTTCGGGTTTTGTCTCTATCAAATGGTAATAACTGCAAAATCTCTCCATAAAAATATATCTGATATCGTTGCCCGTTGGGAAGCTGAGTATAATGAAACTCCAAAAGTGCCGCAAGAGCCGCCTGAGAGGTAGCCTCAGATTACATTTACGGCCGGGGTGAAAGCCATGTCCCAGACGCAAAAGACGCTAACCAAGGAATGGAATTAGTCATAATTGTTAATAAAAGCGGTAGCTTATCCTTAAAGACAACGCCCTGGGGGTCTAGTGGTCGCAAGTTCGAATCTTGTCGCACCGACCAAATAACAGGGGGTTACGGGTTGTCCGTGGCCCCCTGTAAATCTTTTTACTCCTTACAATTCCCTACATCCCCGATCGCAGTATAAAGATTGCTCCCCTCCCTTTCTTAGTAAAAGTCCTTCAGGAAATTTGAAAGTGTCGCCGCGTTAGCATCCGTTGCCGACAGCCCACGAATGAGGACAGCAGCGCCGAGAGTTGCATTGGTGCTGGCCCCGGCGATGATGTTTGCCCAGAGGGAAGCAGCCAGTTTTTTGCTGGTGTACGCCGAGGTTCCACTCAGAACCCCGTTGACGTAGATGGAGCCACTTACGCCCGTCGCAAGAAAAGCGTTGCCGTCCATCGCCACAGCGGGAACGGAGCTAAGAGTCTGGACAAGCGAACTGGTGTCGTTCCGCATGTAGCCGTAGGTAGTGTCCGAAGTGTCGTTGTAAATGATCTGAGCGACGGTCTCTGTTGAGCTGAATACCTGATTAGGATTCAGCGCCATGAGTGTTACATTGCCCGGAGCACCTACCGCGGCCGCACCAGCCAAGATGCAGCGGCTATTGATCGGGATCGCCGCGGCCGGCTGTATCTTCTGCCCGTTGGAGGTTTGCGCGGTGACAAACGAGTAGGTTGTGGTGTCTTTGGTGACAGTTCCGGCGGTCACCAAGGCGTCACCGCCGTCATTGGCAGGATTGAAAAATTTGGTGATCGCGCCGGCGTTTTCGGCAATGCCGAACTCTGCCCCGTAGACAAAGCAATCGGCCAAGTCGAATCCCGCGTACATCAGGAAACTCAGCAGTTCCTGACATCTGACCTCGCTGGGGATGGTGCCACCGCCGGCCAGTACACGAGCCTTATGTGCTGCGAATGCCGCGTAATGCGGCAGCAGTTCACCGCTAAACGTCTTGTCCGATTTCAATTTCAAGCCCATGTAGTTCTCCTTTTAGAAACTCGCTGTGAGATTAATAATGTTGAGGGTGATTGTGCTGTAATTGGCAGTGCTCTCGTAGAGGACGCCATACCGGTCTTGGGTAAAAACCTCAATGTCCGAATATGCTGCGACCCCCGCCGTGACTTCAAATTTGTGGTTGAAGTTGACGCCGTCGTAACTCGACCACAGGTGCAGGTGAGTTCTGGATCTTGTCAGGCCCTCCCCGATCGGCGCGGAAAAGAGGAATTTAGGAACGGCAGTCTTCACGTCATACGATGGGTTTATGATCGAGTGCTGGCACAACACAGACTCAATCCCTACTGCTCCTGAGTCCGAAGATTCATGCCTGTAAAACGTGGTACCCCCGTCCTTGGAATAGGAAAGCCCCTTCCGGTAATCGAGCCCGTCCAGCCGTTGATACAGTATCACCTCCCCCCCCGCCAGGCTTTCGACGGGATAGCACTCGGAACTGCGCGGAATGGGGGAAACGGCGCCATAGGTTATGGTGTCGCCCCCATCGTCGGAGTACAGCAGAGCGGACTTCGCGGAGAGTGTGCTTCCGGGGTAAGTTGAATCCGCCGTCCAGAGGGGAATGATGATCCTCCCGGCGTGCGCGCCCCCCTTCAACTGGATCGCCTTGCCGGGTCCGGGGGCCATGCAATAGCGACGGTCCGCCGGGGTAGCTGCCGTTTGATCCTCGGCGACACTCCACGTTGTGCCCTGGTCATCGGAGTATTGCCGCATGAATTTGACATCGGTGTTGTCCGTGTAGCGGCTGAGATACCACACCACGACGCGGCCGGCATGAGCCCCGCTCCGTATGTATATGGCGCACGGGTTGATTTTGGAGAGGGCGGGGTCTCCGGCGACGCCTTGGGCAATGACTGTTATCGCCCCAAGTGTGACGGAATTGGCAGCGGGGTCATAGGTTATGCGGCGGCAGACGATATCCATTCGAGCGAAGTCGTCGGTCGAGTCGCGGCGTTCGCAGATGGCGAGGTACACGGTCGCTGTGATCCTCACCAAAACCGGCGCTCTAAAAACGGGAGCACCGTCTGCTACAGAGTCAAAGATAGTGAAGGCGGTGTTTTCCGCGCTCCCCACGGCAAGCCGAGCGTCCATGTGCTCATAAAGGAGCGCATGAGGGGGCGTTTGTGACGGAGCGGTTTCCACCACTTTGCCCACGACAAGAGCCCCATCAGCCGTCAGCGTCAACGCCACGTTTCCGGCCGCGTCCTCTACTCTGAACAGGTCCGTAGTGGCATCCAGTACCGGGGCTGTTTCCTCCAGATCCGCGACGGTTGACTGAACTGACTGATCAAGCCCGGATATGAAAACTCCTCCATCCGCGCGAACCTCGAAGAATGGAACATCCGCACTGTCCGTCATCAAAAGGAGGCTGCTGGTGCCCGTTTCCTTTGACACGACCCCCTTCATCGGTGCAAGGTCCTGCTCGACTATGGCGATGCGGTCAAAGGACGACTGCTCCCACGATCCCGCGCCGGAAGCCCCGATTTTGCGGTAAGTGCCGTTGTTGGCGGGCAGGGGGTCGTTGGTAACAAGCCCTGCAGTTTTTTCAGGGTAAGCAAGATCTGCGAACAACAGCGACTGGGTAGCATAGGCAACAAGGGATGAACTCTGCCCCACCTCTACCGCGCCGACCCTGAGACCAAACGAGTCAAGTGCCTCCTGTTGATCAGCGACTATTGCAGCAGTCGTTGCTGCGCTAATGCTCGCCAGATCGGCATACCCCGCAGCCTCCGCTGCGCTGACACTGGCAGACTCGGACAACGCCACGACACCTTCCATGCTGGGCATATCGACCCGAAGTGCCCAGGTGACGCCGTTGACCGGAATGGCGCCCACGTTCGGTTTTTGGGCCCGGTAGGTGAATTCGCCATAGTCTACGACGTCTCCCGGGGCATAGTTGACCGAGTTGTCCCACTCTCCGCGGTAATTAAAGTTGTACCGGTCGTCAAAAATCTTATACAGGACGTCCGTCGGCAAAACACCAGGCATAATCTCTCTCCTCTTAATCGTTCAGGTATATTTCATCCCGGTACTCGATGCCGGTCAGGGTGGCGTGCATGGTGTCGGCGGCTCGGCGGGCTCCGAGGCAACGGTACTTCATCCGCTCTTCGGTCACCTTGCACAGGACATAGGGGTGCTCGTAGTAACCGCTGTCCGTCAAACCAGCGGGAGCGGGGAGGGTGGTCAGGTCGGCGCCGGTCAGGGGGCCGGTCCAGGTGTAGAGGGCGCCGTCGGTACCCCAGACGGTGAGCTGGTAGGTGACGCCTTCCTCCGGGGCGAAGGGCTGGTCCAGTTGCACGCTCACCCCTTTGGTGACGCTCACCAGCCTGCCCGAGATGCTGAAGTCCTTGGCCTGGGAGGCTACGAGGAACACGTCGCCCACTGACACCTCTATGGAATCGATGCCCGCCTCGAGGCTGATCATCGCGCCTACGTAGCGGTTCTGACGCAGCATGTATCCCATCAGGTCCATCACCTGCGACTCCCGCGTGACGCCTACCTGAACGGGAAGGTTTTTCACTATCGGATACTCGCTCCCCTGCACGTCCTCGAGGCTGATGTCCTGCATCTCGTAGCTCGCGCCCTCGTTGACGAACGAGGTGGTGAGGATGTTGGCGCGGTCGCTGCGCGGGATCGGAGTTACGGTGACGTGGTTGGAGTTCCCCTCCCCGAACACCTGCCGGTGCGTCGCGGCCTTGTCGATCCATACGCTGTACTTGCTCCCCTTCTTCATGAGGTTGCCGCGGGCCGTCTGCGCGGTCCTCATGGCGAGGCTCCAGAGGTCGGTAGAGAAGTCTACGACGGCGTCGAACAGGTGGCGCGGCGCACCATCCTTCAGTTCCATGTTCCAGGCGTCCCACTCCGCAAACGCCTCCCAGTCGATGCTGTTCTCCGTGATCCTGCCGTGACTTCCCTCTATCAGCATCCAGGCGACGGCCCAGGCGGTGTGACGGCTGACATACGGGCAAGCATTTTCGTTGAACAACATGACCGTAGTACCGTTGGGAATGGCTTCCGAGTCCTGGACGTAGATGTATGTCTGCTCGCCGGCCGCCTCCCAGCTGTGAACGCGGAGGTAGTGCTTTGTCAGCAGGCGGTCCGGTTGCGCGAACCCTGCGGAGTCCATGCGCACCATCCAGAAATAGGTGCCGTCATGTGCGGGGAGTGCGGCATTGACGGTGATCCTCCGCATGCCCGCCACTACGACGCCGTTGACGATGGTGTACTCCGTCACTACGGAATCGCCCGCCGTGGTCGTGTCGAAGCGGAGGTGAGCGGCAGGAACGGTAAGCGGTGCCCCGGTAGCTATGGAGGTGACGCGAGGCCTGCCGCCGTAAAGCCGGTCCGTGGCCATGGCGCGCACGCCGATGAGGGAATGTGCCGGGTACGCCAGTTCCCGGTTGATGATCTCCGCATAACCCCGAAGGTACACGTCATCCTGCCAGGTGATTTCCGTATGGTCGGTGGTGGTTCGCCAGATGCGGAACTCGTAGTCGTTCTCAGGTAAATTCTGGATCTCTATCTGTTTTGTCACTATGTGCATCGGGTTGCGGAGATCGGCACTGATGCGGAATTGCCCGTCAACCGAGGAAGTATCAAATGACAGGTTTTCGATGCGGACGTTGTTAACTCCGACGGTTCCGCCTTCTGAATTTTCAACACCTACGGCAATGACATATTTGCCCGCTGCAAGCCCTTGAATGGATATGTCGCGGCTCGCTTCACCAATAGGGGGAGACTGCACCATGACTAAGGTGGTCCCGTCATCACCTGTGGACTCGTAGCGGGTAGGATACCCTGCGTCAAAAACGTCTACGGTGACCCACGACAACTTGCCGGACAGTACAACTGGCGCATATTTGATCACCAGCCGTGCCCACCTTATTGCGTTCGACGAAACAACCAGTTTGAAGCTGACGGCTTTGATATCTACTTCAGCTTCAAATGCCGTAACAGGGGTCTTTGATATGTCGTAGCCAGCATCATAATCCGGGTAGTAGGCGACCGGCATAGTACCTGTGTAAGGTTTGGCGGTGTTGTCGTTGACGTAATACGCTCCGTTGCCGGGTACGCTGCCTACTGGTGTCGTTTTCCCCTCATCTGTGTACGCGTTGAAAGTGACTGCGTCACTGGTGAGCGTTCCCAACTGAGAACAGTAATACGTGACGCCCCCCACATTGATTTGAAAATCCGCCTCAGGTGAGATCCGGTCGGCAAAAGCTGCGCCCGTGTCCGTCAAGGTAAATGGGTTCTCGCCACCACTGAAAGACCCATAGTTCCGGTGAATCCATGGGTGGTTCGTGGCAAAATGAGGATCAACAGTTGGAAGGGCCAGCCATTCAACATCGCCGATAGCCCTGTACTGCACGGAAAACTCCACATCGTGCGGAATGGGGGTGCCGGCGGGGAGTTCATAGATGCCGTTTGGGGCGGTGATCGTCAGCCGGACGCCGGAACAAGCACCCTTCGTTGCGAACTGCACGGACTGCTCCGGGGCCGTCGTACTGGCATCGAAAGGAATCTTGGCCGCGCTGGAATATTGCAGGTATACCCTGTCGAACATGTCGATCGGTAGCTGCTCGTCGTCTCCCGGACGATACACGGGCGCCGTGTTGCGGTACAGGGAGATATCCGTGTCGTTCAACTGCAGCCTTTGGAAGCGCGTTACCCTCCCGACACAGGGGCAAAGGAGCATGTCCAGATACTCGTTGTTCGCCCCGTCGAACCACGTCTTTTCCGAGATGATCTGCCCGCCGACCTTCACCCGCCCGAAAATGACCGCCTTGGACAGCCCCTGCCTCGTCTCGTTGATGATGCCGTCCCAAGTGTAGGAGCGGGAGTCGGCCAGGTCGCCGCCCCATCCGGAGATCTGCGGCACATCCGGCTTAAGCGGGGCTACGGCATTCAGTATCAGATTGCCCGCCATGCTGACCGCGGTGCCCGCGACTGCGCCCCATGCTGCGGCAGTCCAACCTGCGGCCGCGCCACCCGCTAGACCATATGAGTAGACACTCGCAACAACGGAGACAATCGTTACAACAATTGCACCAATGATGCGCCCCACATTGCCGTCCGCAACCGGCAGCGGTTCACCTTCCCCGGGAGTGTAGCAGTAGAATCCGATGATCTGCGGCGTGTAATCCTCGATGCGAGATACAACCACCCCTTTCTTGGGGAGCGCGTGGAGCAGGGCAAGATCCGGGGTGACGATGGCGAGGTGGAAGCGGCTGGCGTGCCCGTGCGAACGGATCAGCGTCACGGCGAACGGCTGGGGCTCTTCAAGCAGCGTCCAGTCGTTGCCGGCAGCCTCAACTGCGGTCGCCGCGCCGAGGGCGGTTTCCTGCCGCTCCGGCAACTCTATTTGCAGCCCCATGTACACCTCGCGCACAAGGCCGTAGCAGTTCAGGCCGATAGCGGGATCGCTGCCGCCGAGGGCGAACTGGATGCCTATCAGGTCCTGCCAGTCGCGGGTGCAGGTGATTACAGGTTTTTTGCTCATGCCATGTACCCCGCTGCCCGCATGTTCGCCAGGAGCGTGTTGTGCCTGGTAACCAGGTCGTTATGGTCGCCCGCAAGGGTGGAGAACGCGGTGACCAGGTCGTTATGGTTGTTCTTGAGAATGTTGAAGGCGTCAACCACCGCGTTCAGGTCGGTGACCAGCGCTCCGATATCGCCTTTCAGTTCGTTGATGAGCCCCTGCTCTGCCGCCGTGTAGGCCGCCCCCGCGTCCGCTGCCGCAACGGTCACCGTCGAAGCTGCCGCCGTGGCCGTAGAAGCTGAAGCCGCCGCAGTTGACGCGCCATCAGAGAGCATGGATGCGATGAGATCCTTCTGCACGTCCCGGGTGTACTTCTCGGCTTTTTTGAGCACCCGCTGCTCATTACTCTCCCTGTCGAACACTCTCATACGAACCCTCCGCCGCCGGGGATACCCGGGAAAGAGTTGAAGCGCCTCACGTTCGCGTGGCGGTCGCAGTCGCCAAGCTTCTTGGTGCAGGAATCGGGCGCTCCGGCGACAAAGCCGGCTGGTGCAACATAGCTGCCGTTAGCCATCTTCAGCCAGCAGCCTTTGCCCTTGTAGCGGTTCCAGCAGAAGTCGCGCAGGAACTTTTCGTGCAAAAGCTTCGTGGTGAACGGGTTGAACATGCCGAGCTCGAGGGTTATGTGTTCCGCGGTGATCGCGCCGACCTGTATGATCTCCAGAGTCTCCTCGTAGACCACGGCGCCCTGTTCGACGCTCCATATTTTGAAGGTGATGGGCTGTCCGTCGATGCCGGGGTTTTCCTTGATTTTGGTACCGAGCACCCCGGCGATGTTGGATACGGTCATGCTGACGGTGGCGACTTCCCCTTTCCCGTCGTCCCGCAGTTCCTCAACCGTGACCGGGAACGACTGGTAGGTGTTTCCGTCGGCGACCACCGGGGTGGGGCAGGGGGTCAGGTGGTGCACGTCGCCCGGAGCCAGCGTCACGTCGAACAGCGGCACCCAGGTGCTGGCCTCGTTGAAATTGCGGTGGTCGTTGTTGGGAATCAGGATCATCAGACTTCCTCGATGGTGAATTTCGCCATCCAGCGGCCATGTGCCCTCGGGTTGGCTTTGATAACGATATCCTCGTCGACGATGCGCCCCAGAAGGAGGACGGGCTCGATGCTGCCGTCGGCGAGCGGTAAGGTCGATTCGTACGGGACGAAGTAAAAGGTTTTGGAGCCGTTGCCGTCCAGCCAGGCGTCCAGCATGTTCTTCTGATCCAGGGTCAGACTGGTCCATTCGTAGGGGAACGTCCGCCGGGCCACCGGGTAGCGCTCGCGCTGGTGCGTATAGCCGGAGGCCGCCTGGAACTTGACCTTGGGAGCCTTGCGCACCGGCGCATAGCTGGCCAGGGTAGGGGCGGGCAACAGGTCGAAAATTTCGTTTTGCACCTCGACAGGCATCAGAAATTACCTCCGGAGGACATGGCGTTGCGGAAAGAGGGGTCGCTTTTCATCTTCTTCAGAATCACGTCGCAGATAAGCTTCTCTCCATCGAACCTCGGCGACGACTGCTCGGCCTCCATCTGCTGCCCGGTCTGGTTGATGACGTTCACCTGGACGTTGCCGGGCCTCGCGTTGTTGGCAAACTTCTCGAAGAGCTGGTTCTGCTCGATGGAGAGCACCCGCTCCTTCCGGAGCAGCACGGCGGGCACCTCGTCCGAGGCCAGCCCGCCGAAGTGGAACCGGGGAACCATGACCTTGCCGCCGTCGTGCAGGATCAGCCCGCCCGAGTGTGCATACGCGACGGACCCGCCGCCGGTCATGCCGCCACCGCCACCACCGCCACCACCCGCAGAGGCCGCGGGGCTGCTGAACATCGAGCCGATTCCCGAAATGATTCCTTCCGCCGCCTGCTGCGCCAGGATGCTGGATATGGCGCGCTGGATGGAACTGAGGAAGGATGTGACGTAATCGCCGAAGCTCTTGAGCTTCCCCTGCATGGCGTCGAAGAAGAAGTCCGAGAAGGCCTGCTCCATCCCCTGGGCCGTGGCCTGGGCCAGACCCTCCATCTGTTTGAAGCCTCCCCCCAGCTGCTTCACATAGGACCTGAAACCCTCCGCGAGGCCGCCGGCCATGTCGTCGGACAGGTCCCGCAGGGCCAGCTCGTACTGGAGCAGGCTGTCCCGGGTCCCGGCGATGGCGTCGCGCTCCTGCAGCCATGCCTGTTCCGCCGCGGGCCCCTGCTCGGCCAGACGCGCCAGTCGCTCTTCCTGCCCGGCCAGTAGCTGCCGGGTGAGGCGCACCCGCTCACCGGCTGCGACCTCCGCGGAGATGCCGCCTCCCTTTTCCTGATAGTCCACCTGGGACAGCTGATAGGCTATCTCGGCCTCGCGCTTCTTGGCGTTGTACACGTCCAGGATCTGCAGCTTCCTGTTCTGCGCGGCCTGGTAGATCTCCGGCTCTTTGGCAGTGATGGTGGCGAAATCGACCCCAGCGTCCTCAAGCTTCTCTATCGATTCGAGATAGAACTTGTCCTGGGCGGCGAGCTGGCGGTCGAGCTCCGACAGGGAATTGCCTGCGATCTGCTCGTCGACGGTGCGCAGGGCGTCACGGACCTTCTCCGCCGCGGCGATCCGCTTGGCCTCCTGTTCGGCCCGCTTCTTCTCCTCGTCCGCCTGCCGGTCGGCGGCGACGGCATCGAGCTGCTGCTTCCTGAACCCTTCGAGCTTGGTTTTATTCGCGCCAGGCTTGAGCAGCAGCTCGTCAAAGCTCTTGTTGATATCGATGACGCGCTTGTCGAAGGCGTCCATGCCGGGCTGCGCCTTTTGTGCTTCGGCTGCGAGGTCGACGTAGATCCTGCGCCATTCTTCCCGCAACTGCTTGGCCCTTTCCAGCCGCTTAGCCGCCTCCTGTTGATCGTCGGCTTTATTGTCGGGGCCCGCGAGGTCGAAGGGAGCCTTGCCGGTGTCCATTACCTGCCGGGCCTTTTCCTCGTTCACGTGGATCTTGTAGTTCGGCGCGGAGTAGCGGTCGGCAAGGGAAGGGGTCGCCAACCTGATTGCTCCGGAGCGCATCATCTTTACGATCTGGTCGTCGGTTGCGTCCGGGTACTTTTTCAGAACCTCGCGAAGCTGCGGCCCCTGGAACTGTTCAATGTTGCGCGTCCCGTCCGCTTTCCCCCTGATGTCGTCGGCCCGCTTGGAAAGCTGGACGTTGTCGTAGCCTCTCGATGCCGCAGTCCCAAGGCCGAGCACCGCGACAACCGCGGCCAGCGCGGAAGGGTTGGTCAGCAGGCGCATCAACAGGCCGCCCTTGGCGACCGCTTCACCCGCCTTGATGGCCTTGAACAGCCCGTCGACGGCAAGGGCGATCTTGCCGACACCCAGGGCTATGGTGGCGTACATGGCGGGTTCCGCCAGCTTCGCCCCCCACTTGACGGCCGATTCCATGATGATGATCAGCTTCTTCAGGTCGTTGGCCAGCTCGCGGATCCGCGCCGCCACTTCCGGTTTGACCTCGATGTCGATGATCTTGCCCGAGGCGTCACGGGTGACTTCGGCCACTTCTGCCGTGAGCTTGATGACTTCCTGCCGGATGAAATCGAACAGCGGCTTGGAGCCTTCTCCCAGAGCGCGCTGCGCCACGTCGCGGAAGTTGGACCAGGCCCCATCCCATGTGCTGGCGAATGCTTCGGAGGCGTAAGAGAAGCCGTCCAGCCGCTCCTTCAGTTCCTTGGCTAGGGTGCCCTGCTCGCGCCACTTCTTGACCATCGCGTCGGTGATGCCGAGCGCGGTGGCAAGGGAGGATGAGGCGGGCGATATGCCCCCCTGGATCAGGTCGCGGGCCTCCTGCTTGACCTGGTTGGTGTTGAGCCCTAAGGCTTTCACCGAATTGGTGAGGAGCCCCGTGATCTCCAGCGTCTCCTGAAAGGTCATCTTGGCTGAAAAGGCCGGCGCCAGTATCCCCTGGTAGACCTCCACCAGCTCGGTATAGGAAGCGGAGGTGAGCATGCCGATCTTTTCCAGCTCGCGCTGCGCCTCCACGGAAAGCTGCTGCGAGGCGTTCCACTTTTCCTGCCCCTGCAGCACGCGCCCCTGCTGGTCGGTGATCACCCCCATGGAGGTCATGATGGCGCCTATACCGAGCTTGGAGGTCTCCAGGGTCTTGTTGTAGTCGATCCCGTATTCGGCCATCTTTTTCGCGAAGGCGAGGGCGCCGAAGATGGCCGCCATCTGCACCATCTGGCCCAGCATGGAATGGGCGCGCTGCGCCTGGTCGTGGACCTGCTTCATCCCGCCCGCGCCCTTCGCCCCGGCATCCTGGAGCGCCTTTCCGGCCGCGTCGCCGCCGGCGGCCATCCCGGCGGTCTGGGCCTGCAGGGTGGACAGGTCTTTTTTCAGTGCGTTGAAAGCCGCGTCGGTTTTGCTGATCGCCTCGATGATCAGCTGCAGTTTCATGTCGGGATTGGCCACTTGAACCCTCGTACTGGATGGTTACTTCAAAACTTCGATTTCCCTGCTGCAGGCGTTGCAGTCGTTGTTCAGGCCCGCCTCGCGGCAGGATGCGCAGTAGCTGTCCTCGGGGGTCAGCGGCTTCCCTTCGGGGACGCCCAGGAAGGCGCAGACAGCCTCCCGGAACACCATTTCCCGGCGACGGTGCCGCAGGTACGGCTCGCACTCGGCAAGCGTGCAGCTGCGGTAGATTTCGCGCTTCCTGGTTATGTCTCCTGCAGCGAGGATGCAGACGAGTTCGTCGACCCAGTTGCCATTCCCGCCAGTTGCAGCCACTTCGCCATGATCCCGGTCAGCCTGTCGAAAACTGAGCCCACCGGGTTGCAGAGCAAAAAATCCTCCACCACCCGGACCGCCGTCTCGATATCGACGTGCTTGCGCAGGTGCGCGGCCGTGGCTTCCAGGTCCTTCTGGTCCACCTCGGTACCGGCGGGAATGAGCAGGATCGCCAGGGCGTCCGAGATCCGGTCGCCCAGCAGCCGGACGATGCCGACCACGTTCAGCCCGGCGGGAATCGTCATGGCTGCGAGGAATGCGGAGAGCTGCTCGATCTGCAGCAGCACCAGCGGGCGCTGGACATAGATCCTGCCGCCGATCCTGTAACGGATGCCGCCTCCCGAGGTGCTCAGGAAGCGGCGGAGAAAGTTTTTCAGTGTCTCGATCATTACAAACCTCTGTGCATGGAAAAGGATGAGGGGCCGGGTGAAGGGTTCAGGCAGCGATTCGCCTTTCACCCTTCACCTTTCGCGGTTTCTCAGATGGTTGCCTGAGTGTTCATCAGGATGAGCTGGATGGCGCTCGCTTCGGCCGCGCCCTCGTAGTACGCCTCGAAGGGGAGCTCCGCCATGATCCCCTTGGGGCCGGAGATGGGGGGCGTCTTGGGGGAGTAAACCAGCTCCGAGAGCTTCATCTCCAGAGACTCGTTGCCGGCGCTCCCCAGTCCGTCGCCGTTCGCGTACTTCACGCGGATCGAGCTCTCCGTGCCGTTGAGCGCCTTGTTGTACAGGTCGAGGTCCTTGAACAGGGCGTGCGCCGTGCCGGTGACCTTGACGTAGCCGTCCGGGATGGAGTCCCGGCTGCCGTCTCCGCCCAGCACGTAGTTGTCGTCGGAGAGGTCGAGGCCGTTGTCGATGGTCAGTCCGGTGATCTTGGTGAGGACGGCGCAGGGCGCACCCCCTTCCTCGATGACGGAGATGGAGCGCCCGTCGAAGCTCACCTTTCCCAGGTCGGTGGGGGTGGAGTCGAAGGCGGCGTCGCCGATGGTCTCCTTGGCCCCCGAGACGCTGAAGGTGATCTTCTGGAACCCCTTGTTGGTCACGTCCATGGAGAGCTTTCCGAACTTGCAGCCGTTGTACTTGAAGAACTTGGCCAGGGTCGGATACTTCCGCTCGATCACGAACGAAGGGAGGGTGGCGCCGATCTTGATGGTGTGGGTGTAGGGCGAAGTGCCGGAGGTGGTGCTGGAGCCGAGCACCCCCTTGTAGAGCCTGCCGAGGTACGCCTGCAGCTCGGTCGAGATGTCGCCGGAGACGTCGTCGAGACCGCGGGCCGGCTTGGTCGGGTTGCGGTTGCCGCCGCGCATCACGTCGGAGGACTCGTTCGGCCTGGAGAGCGAGATGGACTCGGAGCTCAGGTAGATGAGCTGCATGTCCGGAGTCGCCGGGTCGGTTTTGTAGACGGTCTCCTCCTGGATGGTCAGGGTACACCCGATGCCTTTTTCAGTTTCCCCCACGCTTCACCTCCTTCGACTTGGCGTCCGGCGCCGGGCTTGCGGGGGCGGCGTCGGTTGCCGCACTCTTCTCCCCCTGGGTGAACACGATGGTTTTCTTGGCCAGGATCTGCTTGGCCAGTTTATCGTCGATGTCGCGCGAGACTCCCCTGACGAAATCCCCCGCGGCTCCCATGCCGACCCGGGGCGGCCCTTCCTCGTAATAGATGTGCATGTTGCTCTCCTTGTTAAAGTGTGCCGAACGGCGTGCGGTAGATGACGATGAAAACGGCCTCGGCGCCGCAGATGACGTCGCCGCCCTGCTCGACGTCGATGGCGTGGGCGTGCAGGTCGGTGAATTCGGCCAGGCCGTCCCACTTGTCGCCGCGGTCGCGGTAGACGGCGCGCACCACGTCGTCCAGGGCCTTGCGGGCCTCGGAGGCCGAGGTGGCACCCTTAAAATGGATCTCGACGTGGACCTTGAGCCGGTGCTCCCACAAGCCGATCGGCACCTCGTCCTCGTCGCTGCCGTTGTTCATCTGGGCGACCTCGTCCCGAAAGACGATGCCGGGGATGGAGTGGACGTCCATGGGCGCTTTGCGCCAGGGGAAGACCTTCAGGCCGATATCGGTCCGGTACAGGTTCTCCCTGGTGATTTGCTGGAAGCGGGCTTCGATCTTCTCCACCAGCTGGCTGCGGACGTCCATCAGCGGGTCCCTTTGATCTTTTCCACGCTGCGCATGGTGCCCAGACCCAGAAGGCCGGACAGCAGGATCAGCAGGTCACCCATGGGGATTTCGGGAATGGGCGGTACGATGCTCTCCCGGCCCACGATCAGGGCGCCCACCTGGCAGACCCAGGGAAGGAGCGGCTTGAACAGGAACGTGACGGCAAGACCTGCGACGCAGATCCAGCCGACGGCGGGACGCCAGCCGGACTTGAAGAGACCGTCGCTCGCCGCCTCGATCTTGTTCAGGTCCACCTGCCCCTGCATCTGGGCGGTGTCGAAGTCGGCGGCCGCCTTCGCCGCGGCGGACTCCATCATCAGGAGCTGCATCTCGATCTGGGTCTTCTGCTCGGCCGTCATCTCCGGGCCGGTGATCGCCGCGCGGATGTCCTTGGCCAGCGAGCCGACACCCTCGGCCATCCCCTTTATGCCACCCGCGAGCAGCTGGTCGATGATCCCCATCACGGCACCTCCGCTTGCACGAGCGTGATGAAGCGCTCCCAGGGGAACTGTTTGCCGGGGCAGCTCTTGGCGGCAAAATCGTGATGGCGGCGAATGTCGCCGACGCCGAGATTGCACAGGCACAGGTATCCGGCGACTACGGTTGCGAAGTAGGCGAGCAGCTCGTCATCGGGGGGGGCTATGTCGAAGTTGCCGACAATGCAGATGCCCAGGTGGTCGTTCTTACCTACGCAGTGCGCGCCGGTCTGGTCGATCGGGCGGCCTGTGAAGGTGGTTAGTGCCCCGTTGACTCTCTCGACGCCCGCATGGTAGCCAATATCAGACCAGGGGGATTCCAGCCCCTTGGCGCCGGCGGCCTTCAGGGCGGCGAAGCGGGCTTTTGAGACAATTTCGCCGTTGTGACGGTAGGAGGTGTGGTATTTCCTGATGCCGTCCCAGTCGACGCTTTTGCCGTCTTTGGTCAGCGAATGGTGGATGATGATGCCTTTGGGTTTCACGGTTCTTCCCTCGTGTTAGCGGTTAGTGGGTCAGGCCCTTAAGCACTTCCGGGTCCACTCCCTGCTTGACCGCCATGACCAGCAGGATTCCCTTCACGGTGGACATGTCGTCGATCAGGCGGTCCAGGGTGCCGTCGTCCTGCTTCGAGCACGCTTCGCAGGCCTTCTTGGTGATGAACTCGCTGCTGCGCATGACGCACGCTTCGCAGTCCTTCTTGGTGACGTAGTCGTCGCGGGTCACCTTCTTGAAAAAATACCCGGTGCAGAGCTGGATGATCTCGCGGCCCACCAGGGCGACCAGGATCAGAATGGCGGTCTCGGTTGTGCTAAGGGTCACGTGGCGGCTCCTAGTCCTGGTTGGTGAGTGTCAGTCGGGTGAGGCCCATGCCGTCCGGCTCGGCGCCCATCACCGTGAAGGTACCGAGGGGCGCACCGTTTTTTGAAATGGTCAAAGCGGTCTCATACTGGATGCCGAGGCGGGCCACGTCCTCGTCCAGCATCGAGCAGGAGGGGGACGCGGTTTCCACCTCCCCCCCGAACACGCTCTGGGACTTGAACGGGGCGTCATAGAGCACCTGGGCGGAACTGCCGCCGACAGCGGCGCTGTGAGGCGAATCCTTGAGAAAGATGCTGCTGTCGGAGGCGAAATCCATGCTTTAGTCCAGGGCCTCGCGGGCGATCGCCTTTGCGGCCTCGAGATCCGTGGCGGCGGCGATCTCCCTGAGGAGGGCGGTCGTTTTAACCGCGGCCTTGCCCGCGCCGGACAGCGAGCTTTCCAGCTCGGCCACTTTGGACTCCAGTTCGCCGACCCTGGACTGCAGCGCCTTGACCTTCTCGGTTTCGGGCTGTGCCGCCACCTGCTTGCCGGGGTAGATGCGCAGGGCGCCGGACCTGATCAGCCCGGTGGTGGCGGCGTTGTCCGGCAGTTCGACCAGCGTCGGTTCGTCGGCGGTGCCGGCGTGGGTGTATTCTTTGGGGTTCTTGGCGTCGAGCCCCTTTACGGTGCTCAGCACTTCGCAGACTACGGTTTTTGCCATGGCGGTTTCCTTTTATGTTGGCGCCCCCTCCGGGGAAGGAGAGGGCGCGGATGGCGCTTACTTCACTTTAAGCCTGGTGCCGGCTTTCGGCTCCAGCAGGGTGATCAGCGGGGCCGACTGGGTCAGGACGATGATGGATTCCGGGTTCTTCTTGATCTCGAAATCCTGGTATGCCTGCCCCTTGAAGCTCGGCGCAAACATGCTGGGGATGGCGCCGTAGAGTTCCTGGTTGCCGGTGGCGCGGGTGGAGCCGATGAAAACCTCGTCGGCGGGGACGTAGGGCTTCATGGTGCCGTCGTCGTCCAGGTACTGCGCCGAGTAGGCGAACAGGTCGACGTTCATGTCGGCGTCGCGGATGGTTCCGAGATAGGTGGTGTACTCGTCCAACGGGGTCGGGCGGATCATGCCAAAGTCGGCGCGGATCATGTCCATGAGCGCCTTGTTGTCCGCCTTCTGCAGCCAGGTGAGGAACTCAGCCCAGGCATCGGAGCCGAAGACGACGGTGTCGCTGACCACCTGGCCGTCGTCGCGGTTGTTGCGGCAGGCGGTGCGCAGGTCGGTCCAGGGAGCCATCGACGCCTGTCCCCAGCGGGCGTCGTTCAGGAGCGTGACGTTGTGGGTGTTGGGGAGATCGAACGAGATGGTGTGGTTGTACCCCTCGCCCACGACGGGGATCGCGCCGGAGAAGAGCGCCTTGGACGCCATCCACTCGTTACGGAAGGCGAGCTCGTCGTTGTTTTCCGCGACGCGCTCGCCCAGGAGCTGCGCCAGCAGGACCGGCTGTTCGGCTCCGGCCTCGTAGATGGTCATGCCCGGCTGGCGCGCCTGCAGGTGCTCGGGAGTGATCACCTTGGTCGGCTTCTGGACCGGCGGCACATAAGTCTTCATGGTGAAGCCCTGTCCGGCGGTCGGCTTCCCCGGGAGCGAGGGGTGGACGAACGGCGCCATGCCGCGCTTGGGCATCACCAGGTCCAGGTCGATGTGGCGGGTGCCGAAGGTGAAGATCCTGCCGAAGAAGCGCTGGCGCAGGAACTTGGTGGGGACCGGCACGCGGCTGGTGGCCGTGTGCATGGATCTCTTGAGAAAGGCGTCCAGGGTGCCGAACACGCAAAAAGCTTTGCCGAGGGCGACGCCTCCGGCAGCTGCGGGCAGGGCGAACGCGTCGCCCATGAGCCATCCCGCCAGGGCGATGCAGGCGAGGGTGAGGAAGCCGAAAAGCGCGAAAGAGTTGATCTTCATGATGGTGTCTCCTTATCGTGATGTGAGAGGTCTGGGCCGGGAGGTTACAGGGTGCGCATGTCGCGCAGGAAGATGCCCCTAGCTCGCAGCGCGTCTTCCACGTCGGCCGCGACGGTGCCCTCGGCGAGGATGACGGCGTTCTTGTTGAAGATCCCCGTTTCGTAGCCGGCGCATTTGGCGTCGGCGAGGCTCGCGTCGCAGTCGAAGGCGAGGACGGTCTTGGCGTTCTGGCTGCCGTCAACCGCGCTCTTGTCCACCATCTTCAGCTTGCCGCTGCCGGCGGTCACCGGGATAGTGAAGCTGTCGCCGACGGCGAAGTCGGTGGCGCCGTCGGTGAGGGTGAAGCCGATCTCGTCGGTGGCGTAGGCGCCCATGACTGCGTCCTTCAGGCGGCGACCCTCGGGGTTGACCACGGAAAAGATGCCGCCGTTGACGGCCGTGGCAACGCAGGTGACGATGTAGTCGCCGACCTTGGTGCTTTTCTTCAGGGCGGCCAGGGTGCAGGTGCCGTTGCCGGTATTGGCGGCGGCCGCCACGGCGCCGAGGACCACCGAGACGGCGCCGAGCACGGTGCCGCGTTTCCGGTTCTCGCCGGAGAGCAGCGTGTAGGCTTTGGTTACGGCAGGGAACTCGCTGCCGGCAAGAAGGTTGTCCGGGGTGTAGATTTCGTCGGGCATTGCTTCGTCTCCTCTTTTAAGGGGTTAAGGTGAAAGGATCGCGGGTTAGTGGCTCTCGGCCCAACTCTTGGCGCCGGCGACCAGCGCGTCGTCGACGGCGGCGGCCTGGGCATCCGCGCTCCCCGGCTCGTCACCGGCCGAAGCGGCGGGCGCGGGCTGGACCGCCCCCTCCTTGATGCCTGCAGCGGCAGCGCCGAGCAGCTCGGCCTCCTTGTGCTGGATGGCGAGCGCCACGTCCCCGGCACTCTTCCCGTCCTTGATTCCCTCCAGAAGCAGCGCCTTGTGGGCGACCGCCGCGGGACCGGGAATGGTGAGGATGGCGGTGACGCGGGCGCGCTCCTCGGCGACTGCGGTTGCCGCCCCCTGGGTGCGCCCCTCCTCGACGATCGAGGCGTACAGGGCGGCGTGGTTGGTCTGCAGCTCTTCTCTGGTCATATTGACCTCCTTTTGATTTGCCGCTAAGGCATTGCCGCCCTTTGCGGTCTGGGTAGTGGTGCGTTTCGTCGCCATCTCTTCGGCGGCGGCCGCAACCTCGTCGGCGAGCCCGGCGGCTACGGCCTTCTTGCCGATAAAGTAGCCCGCCTCGGTGCCCCGCACGTCCTCGACGCTTAGACCCCGGTAGCGGGCCACGGTCTGCGTGAAGAGTTCGTAGGTCTGGTTGACGCTGGCCTGAAACAGGGTCTGGGCCTCGGTGCTGAGCGGGATATGGGGGGAACCGTCCGTCTTTCTCGCGCCGGCGTAGATGTGGGTCACGGTGATCCCCGCGGCGTCCTCCGCGCGCGAGAAGTCGGCATGGGTGGAGATGACGCCGATGGAACCGACGCATCCGGTACGGGGGACGGTGATCCACTCGGCGGCGCATGCCAGCAGGTAGGCCGCCGAGTACGCCGATTCGTTGACCACGGCCGTGATCCGCTTCACGCCGCGCGACTGGAAAATGTGCTCGGCCAGGTCGAACACCCCGGAGACCATGCCGCCGTGGGAGTCGATCTCGAGCTTGATCTCGTCCACGCCGTCGTCCATGAGGGCGGTGTCGAAGCATGACCTGATCTCCCCGTAGGTGGTGGGGCCGCCGCTGGGATACTCGCCGGCCAGCAGGCGGTGCATGAGCGGACCGTAGATGCCGATGACCGCGACGCCGTTCTCCACCCGGTAGCCGGCGCGTCTGCGCTGGTCGTCGGAGAGCATGACCGCCTCGGTTTGCGGCAGGCCGGACAGGTCGAGGTTCATCCTGGGGCCGAGCACCTGCAGGATGACGTTCAGCTTCGACTCGGAAATCATTAGGGGCTGGTTGAAAACGAGCTCTGCGATACGGAAATTTCTCATGCTGCCTCCGGCAGATCTTGGTTTTGCCGCGGCTCGGGCTCTTCCTGCACGGGCGCGGGTGCTGTGCTGTCCGGCAGGAGCCCGGCCCGGTCCAGCATCTTCTGCTCCCTGCCCCGCTGCACCACGTTGGACTCCCAGTCGCCGCCGTTGGCGGCCGCCGTTTCCTGGGTCAGGGTGGTGATGGCCAGGTCGGAACGGAGCTTGATGGCGTTCGCCTCCTTCACCGGGTCGAGGATCGGCTTGGTCGGGCCGGTGAATTCGCACCCGAGCCATGCGGCGCGGATCATCGGGTCCGCGAAGAAGCCGGGGGCGTAGATGGTGCCCTGCGCCACTTCCTGTGCCATCCAGACCGAAAAGATCGGGAAGCAGTGGTTTTCCACCAGGTGCGCCCGCTTGGAGGTGAAGAAGGCCCAGGCGTCCTCGATGGCGGCGCGCGCGGCGCTGTACGAGGCGGTGTAGTGCTTGATGAGCACTTCGTAGGGGATGCCGACCTGGAGCCCGATCTGCCGGACGCAGGACTGGAAGAAGGGGTCGAAGTTCGGGTTCGGCAGGTTGGGCTTCGCTTCCTGGATCTCCTGATTCTGGTCGAGACCGATGATCGAGCCGTAGCCCAGGCGGATGTTGCCGGTGGTGGCGGCGCTTTCCTTGTCGCCCGCGCCCGAGGCGACCGACATCCCCGGGTACTGGGTGGCCCCCGGAGCGAACGGCATGTTCGCCATGGGCTGGCCGTTCGACTTGATGAACACGGTGAAGAGGGCCGAGACCACGGCGCGCTTCAGTTCGGCCTTGGACATTCGGGCGATGTCCTTGAGCGGTTCCATGATGGGGGCGATCATGGACAGGCCGCGGCTCTGGTCGGCGCGCTCCTGGGAAAAATAGTGGATCACATTGGGCAGGCCGGTCTTCGGATTGAAGGCTGCGTACTTGTCCCAGATCCAGTTGTTCGGGTCCGCGTAACGGACGTTCCCCGGGTGGGTCCGGGTGATGTTGTAGGCGATCGGCGCGCCGTAGGCGTCACGGTCGATGCCCTGGGTGCAGGTCGGGCTGTCGGAGGCCTGGCTGGGGTTAGAGAGCCGGTCGGCCTCGACGGCCTGGAGCCGGAGGGGGTTGGAGAGCCCGGCGAGCGGGACGATCGGGAGCAGGGTCAGGGCTTCGCCGTTGATGCACTGCGCCCTCAGCGCCAGCTGGGTGTGGCCGTTGAAGTTCAGGGTGCGACGGATGTCGCAATCCTTGGAGCCCGCCCAGAGTTTCCAGCGGCGCTCGGTGTGCTTCTGCCAGGTGTCCGCCTGCTCGTCGCTCATGTTGAGCAGTTCCCGGTCGATGCGGCTCTGCAGGGTGAGCCCCACCCCCACCGTGTTCATGACGGTCGTGTTGATCAGGCCGCCCGCCAGGGGCTGGTTGCGCACGGCGTCGCGGGCGCGGGAGCGGATGTCTTCGTTGCCGAGCATGGAGCTGTCGGCGTCGGTGGGGAAGGGGGACCAGGAGCCCATGTCCCGGCTGGAGCGGTCGGCGGCGTCGTACCCCCCGCCGGCGCCGCCGAAGAATTCGGCTGCCGCTTCCATCTGGAAACGGGCGTGCATGTTGCGGGCGGCGGTCTGCGGTGCGATGGCCGTCAGCAGGCGGTCGTATCCCTGCTGCAGGCGACCGAAGAATCCGGTGCCGGCCGCCTCTGTCCGATCCTTTACCTCACCGCGTTTGATCAGCATGGCGGAATCACCCCGAAGACGCGGATCACCCCGCCGTTGGCGAGGTTGCGGACCTTCCCCTCCCAGTATTCGATGTTCTTGCGGATCTCGCCGGCGTCGGCCCGGGTCACCTGACGCTCCGCCCCCGCGCCGGAAGCGATGCGGTAGGACTGGGCGCCGCTGGCCAGTGCCGCGTCCGCCGTCATCCAGAGGGCCAGCTGGGTCTTTGCTTCGGCGAGGGTAATCCCGTTATCGTCCGGCATTAGGTAGCTCCAATAACTAAATGTGCGGGGTCTGAAAAAGAAAACCCCCAGATATGGGGGCTATTATAGGTAGGCGGGTATGAGGGGGGAAGTGGCCGTTTGTGACCGTTTGTGACCGTTTGTGGAGAATCTGCATCGGGGAAGACAATTGCCGTCCACTGATTGCTCCGACGCCATGTGGTGAGACAATCAAGTTAGTCATAGGCGCGGTTGCTGTGCCATATGTTGTCTAATAGGTTTACTCACATTTGTGTTCTAAAATAATAGTTGACCAATTTTCTACTGCGGTGTAACTTGCCCCCACTGGCAGCGTTACTTGTAAAGGAGCATCACATGGCTAAAGTTGCACCGTTTCACTCTATCAAATCATCCGTTTATCATGACAACAACCAATGCACCGAAGGCAACAACATCGAACCGCAGAACAAACTCCAAGGCACCGGCGGCAAGCCCAAGTGCCAGCACTGTCAAAGACTCGGTTAAACTAGCACCCTAAGCCTCAACCGGTTGCCCCGTTTCAGCTAATTCCAGCTGCCAGTACGGGGCGCCAATCTCGTTGTTCTCAATCGGCCAGGCGCGTTGCAGGGAAATGACCCGAAAGCCTTTTTTGGCAAGGACATCAAACGCTTTATAGCCTTCGGTCTTGTCTCCGAAAAACCGGATAGTGGGATATTGGAAACAATGACCACTTCCCCCTTGGCAGGACTCAAACGTCTCCACTCCATTTTCCATCAAGACTCGCACCGCTAGAGCAATTCCATCATCTAAATTCAGATCTTCAAACCGGATCATATTTCCTCCGCGACTCCCTTTGTTTATCAACGTAACCACCGCCTCCAAAGAACAATACCAGTTATATCCCCAATTTCTTCCTCTGTGCTTCCAGCTCATTCGGGGTTTTGTAGGACCAGAAAAAGGTGTTGTACCCTTTCAAAAAAACGTAAGTGTCTACCAGATAGAAAAGAATCAGAACCAGCCAAAACATAGCCCACCCCGTAAAAAGTTTTTTCGCCGTCATATTCTGAAAAATCCCAACTGGCCCCGGCAGGGCTGGAACGGCAGCGGGCGCGGATCGCGCAGCACGAACCCATAAGGGCCGACGAACCACGGGGAATCCGAACGCCTCACGCAGTCCACGATCTCCACGCTCCCGATAATGCCGCCGCGCTCGATGCTCCCTGCCTCAATCTCGGCGCACCCCTTATCCCATGCGGCAGGCACACGTTCACGTACCCACTCCCAGGCAACCCGCCACTCATCCTTGGTGACGCCCTTGGCGGCGTGGATCAGGACGCGCCCCCGGACATCGGTGCGCCAGGTCCGATTCTCGATATCCTTGCCGGCATTCATGATCAGCCATGCCCACGGCTGCCGGACGGATATAACAAGCGACGGAGCAGCCCCCTCTCCGGCCAGCTGGTGCGCGTTGCTGCCGTCAAACAATTTGTCAGCCCTTCCCATGCTTCCCCCTTGGCGGTCTGCCGCCATCCCTTTTACTCGGTCCACTTCTCCGGTTTCACTACGATCGACAGGCGGTACGCCTCGAGGGACTCCGCGGTGATCCTCAGGCTGCTGGAGCCGACCAGACCGTTTTTGCCGGGCCTGGCGTACTCGTCGGCGGCCGTCAGCTTCCCCTCCCTGACGAGGCTCAAGATGGTGTTTACCGACTTTCCCAGGACCTCGCCCGCCTCCTGGGGGGTGTAGAGGAGGTTGCGCAGGATGTGCTCCCGCTTCACGTCGCGGATATCCGCCAAGGTGATCCGCGTACGCGGCATGTCATCGTTCTGCTTGATCTTGATTGCATCATCTGCCCTGCTCATCACTCCTCCCGTTGATCCCAATAAAAAACATCACATGCCGCTACTAAGCATCCTCACGCCGCTCGGGGCTCTGGCCGCCGCCTGTTCCCGCACACGGTCCCTGAATTTAAGCTGCAAGATCTCCGCGGCAGCGAAGGCATAGGTGTTGATATCCCAATAATGGTTCGCCTTCCCGCGGGGGCACTCCCAATATCCGTTCGGGTCCTGGTATTCTGCGCACATCTGGCGCGCGTAATCGTCGGTACATTCGGAGTGCAGGTGGAAGGCGCCCGGATCGTCCGGGTTTGTCCGGAGCTTGCCGTTCAGCTGGTCCTTGAAGTACGTGACGTTGATGGTGTAAAGGAGCAGCCCCTGCGGGAAAGGCTTGTTGGTGCCGGGATAGTAGTCCACCGGGCTCTCCTTGAAATGGCGGTCCGTCGCTTTTTTGCGCTGGCCCTTGAGGGGCACGAACTGGGGGTTCAGGTAGCAGAACTCGTAGACCTCGACGGTGCGGCTATGGTTGGGGACGGGGCCCGTGCCGCCGCCCGAGTCGATGAATCCCTTGGCGCAATGGTAATGGTTGCCGTCGATGTCCTTGTAGGTGTCGTTGAAGATGGTCAAAAGCTCGGCGAAGCTGCGCACCTCTCCCTCTCGGATCTGCCATGTTTCCAGGGAGATCCCCTCGTTGAAGGCCTTCACCTCGTAGTAGAAGCTGTTCTGCTGGGTATCCACCAGCATGACCAGGCAGTAGACGTTTTTGGGGACCAGGCCTCTCGCGCGGTCGTCCCGGAGCCGCAGGATGAAATCCTCTTTGCGGGCGGTGCGGGCCGCCTCATGCTTCTTGGCCCGGTAAGAGTTATCAAGCTCGATCTGGTCGGCGAGGTCGCCGGTACGCGCCTTGAGGATCGCCGCGGCGTATTCTGACAGTGAAATGTCCGGACAGATGAAGGCGTCGATGATGAAACCGACGGAGACCGGCCGTTCCACGATGCTGCGCGGCACCCAGTCGCCCATACGGACGGCGCGATCGCGGTCCATGTCGTTCCACATGACGCCGCAGCTCTCGCCGGCGCAGATATAGCGCGCGGACTTGTCGTTCAATACCTGCTTGGGATCCACGTTGGGCTGCAGAGACGGCACCTTGCCCATCAGGTCCATCTGGCCCGGCCAGGTGAGCCTGTCCTCCGTCATCGGCTGCATGGTGCCGCAGTAAGGGCAAACCGCCTGGAAGTCCCACTGCTCCACGCAGGCGTCGAAAGCCTTGCTGATGAGGGAGCCGGCGCCTGCCGGGGAGGAGCACTTGATCTTCTTCGGACGGCGGAAGGTGGTGGCGCGCTTTTCCATCAGGTTGAGCGCGTGGGTCTCCTTGCCGGCAAGGTCCTCATTCTTGTCGACCTCGTCCGCCATTACGTCGTCCGCCGGGAAGGAGGAGATTTCCGACGGGGAGGATCCCCACACCGGGTAGATCACCGTGCCGTCCCGGAAGGCGATGCGGCCGGCGGTGGTGTCGTCGGGGTTGGCGGAGAGTTTCTTGGCGACCGGCTCGCACATGCGGTAGATCGGGATCAGCCGGTCTTTGGCGATCTTCTTGGCCAGGTTCTCCTTGGGGAGCATTACGTACTTCACGTTTCCGCCGCGGTAGACGATGGCGTACAGGTGCATGTTGATGCAGCCGTTCGATTTCCCGCTCTGGGGCACCCCCACGATAACGATTTCCTGCACCCAGGGGAGGTTGTAGGTGTCCATTATCTTCACCAGGTAGGGAGTGATGGAGTTGTCCCAGTCGCCCTGGTGCGCGCCGAGGGTCACCTTGCGGTGTTTGGCGGCGAACTCCGACACCGTGAGCGGCTCCTTCTGCTTCCAGATCTCCAGCTCTCCCGGGTACCACTCGTATGCAGGGGAATCATTCACTCTTGTCGGCTCCAAAGCGGGTCGATTGCGCGTAACGGTCCAGCCAGCTGTCCAGCTTCTTGTCGTACTCGTCCAGGAGGTCGGGCATGACCGCCTGCATATTGACGTCCTCCAGGTCCACACCTTTTCCGCGCAGGTAGTCGGACAGGACGTCGATCATCCGGTCGCAGATCCGCGGGCCGAAGTTGCTCAGGTCCTTCTTGAGAAAGGACGCCGCGGCGGCGCAGCGCTGCTCCACCTCGGAGCGCAGGATGTAATTCTTCCGGGTGATCTCGTTGGCAAGAGCCAGTTTGTCCGCCTGCTCTTTCATGTAGCGGGCCTTGTGGTCTCCGCCGGCCTCGCTCGGCGCGGCAATCGGCTTGCGCGGATTTTCCCAGGCCTGCGCCGCGTAGCTCTCGATCTCGCTTTTGAGGTAGCCGCCGTCTTTCTGCTTCCGGGGGAAGCCGGGGAACCTGTCGGCGTGGTTGCGGACGGTGCGGGGGCTCACGATGTATCCCTCGCCGATGACCCACGCGGCCGCCTGCTCTATGTTCTTGAAGCGGTCGGCCGACTCCGCCTGCGACAGGTCCGCCTGAAAGGTATCCAGCGCCTTCTTTGCCGAGGTGTAGGCCCTGATGGTCGTCGGTGTCGGGTCGGCGGACATGGCATCCATGGCCTTGACCAGGTTTGCCTGGAGCTCGGCCTCCAGGTTTCCTATCCGGGCGTCAAGATCGGTCATTTACGCGCCTCGTCGTAGTATCCGCGCTCCAGGCAACCCGCTAGGACCTGCTCACGGGCCGTTGCCACATCGGCCCCCCGGCCGGAAAGGATGCGGTGCATGGTCTCCGAGCTCTGGCGGGCGTCCCAGGTCTCGGCGGCGGCATGCTGCAGATTGCCGGTAAGCAACGCCCGGCCGATCTCCAGCACCTCGGAAAGCAGGTGCCACCACTGGCGCCAGAGGGAATTGGAAACGAAACGGGTGGCGGGGAACTGGTACAACGGTTGCTTCAAAGGGCACCTCCCTGTGCTGCAGTTGCGATGATGCGGCCGGCGGCCTCGGCTACGGTGAGCCCGAGGCGCCCGCCGTAGGCGACCAGGAAGCGACGTACCTCGTCGCCGATTTTCACGGTGATGCTATCCCCGTTGCCGCAGATAAGGCGGTCAAGCGGGCTTTTCGTGTCGAAGCGCTTTTGCATTACGTGCGTGTAGACTTCGGTGGTTTTCACGCACTTGTGCCCGAGCAGATCCTGCACCCTGCGGATATCGACGCCGTCCTCGAGGAGGTGGGTGGCGTAGCTGTGGCGCAGGGTGTGCGGGTGGGCCGGTTTGTGGATGCCTGCGGCCCGCACCGCGGACTTGAAGGCCTCCTGCACGGCGGAGACGTGAAGGTGGTGGCGCGCCTGGCTGCCGTCCCCTCGTGTGAAACGCTCGAAGGCGGGGAAGAGCCATTGCCAGGAGAGGCTTTTGGCGTAGGCCGGGTATTTCCTCCCCAGTGCGTCCGGCATCTCTACCACACCCCATCCGGCCGCCAGGTCGGACTGGTGCAGTTCCGCCACCTTGGCGATCTGAACCTTGAGAGGCTCGACGAGCGACTCTGGGAGCGGGATCGAGCGCGAGTTGCCGTGCTTGGAGTCGTGCAGGACGATCTGCTTGGATCCGAAGTCGATATCCTTGATTCTCAGCTCCAGGCAGTCCACCTCGACGCGCAGGCCGCATCCGTACATGAGCGCCGAGGAGAGCCAGTACACACCTTTAAGCCGGCCCAGGATGGCGGCGACCTCCTCGCGGGTCAGAACGCAAGGAAGGTGACGGGAGCGCCTGGCGCGCAGCGCGTTGACGTTGCCGACCTCGACCTTGAGCACGTGACGGTAGAAGAAGAGGATGGCGTTGAAAGCGACGTTCTGAGTCGAAGCGGAGATGCGCTTTTCTTGCGCGAGGTAGGTCAGATATTCCTGTATGGCCCCCTCCGCGTGCGCGTCGGTGCGATGACGCGCCCGGAACAAGATGAAGTCGACCACGTAAGCCTGATAAGAGCGGATCGTGGAAGGGCGGCAGTGGCGCAAGGCAAACACTTTGCCGAGCTGCTCCAAAAGCGGTGCGATCTGGCGGCTTTTCAGGATTTCATTATCAGCGCTGTTCAACTTGCAAATGCCCGGTATCGTGTAGGTTCCCATGCTTTCCTCCTTTCCGTTTTTTTAGCAGCTATGCCGCCGGTGATCCTAGATAAGCAGTAGTTATGCCGTCAACGTTTGGGCAAATGCCCGCCTTGCTTCACGCCTTTTTTCATCCAGAGTGTCTACAGTCCAGGCAAACCAGATGGCTTCACCGAGCTTGCGAAACACCTTGAACCTGTCACAAGGGTTTTCATCGTCATCCCAAACAAGATAAGTGCGGACATCCCACGAAAGGGACGGAATTCTTTTTTCACCGACCAGCTCAAAACGCATCATGCCCAAACCCTTTTAAACGTGTCGGCCTTCACCCATCGTTTTGAACTCTGGTTCAGCAATGCATTCTCTGGGGCCAATGCGTTATAGGTAGAGAAGTCTCTTGTTGCTGTCGCTTCGCCCACACCGAAGTAGTCCATAAGCTCGCCCCTACTCACACTGCCATAGTGATGCAACAGAAAGTCAATCAGTCGCAGTCGCTGCTCAACAGCATAAGTGAGTCTTGATTCCTTCGGTTGTTCCAGTATCCTTTGTCCGCTGGTCATTTCATCTCCACTGAGGCGGCATAACCCCTCGCTCGTCCCGCCAAGTTGTAAGCAGCTTTTACAGGTTCGTAGAAGCTGGCGGCGGGCCAGCTCGAAAACCGTTAACTGCCGAACGCCAGCACCTCTTGAGACAGGCGCTTGACAATCTTCTCGCAATATTCCTCTTTGCCCTCAATGCCCACCGCGTGCAGACCCAACTCCCGCGCCACGGCCAGCGTTGTACCGCTCCCCACGAAAAAATCTACAACCTTCCCACCAGGAGGAACCGAGCATTCGAGCAGAGGTCGGACAATGCCATCCGGTTTCTGCGTAGGGTGAACCGCCTGTTTATGGCAACTCCGCACCTGTATCACCGACCGCTGGAGCCGGTCTTCGCTCTCCTGCGCCTTGAATCCGCCGATAACACCGGTATGCGCCTGTTTTTCGTTCCTGCGTCCATAGTTTTTCCAACCACCGGCCATTCTAGGCGGCTCATTGTAGAGGCTACGCCACTCGCCGCGGTAGAAGTGCAGGGCCAGTTCGTGGACCCGCTTGAACCGGTCTTTGGCGAAGCCGCTGCCATTGTGCTTTTCCCACACGACGTCTTGCGCGAGCTTCCACGCCCTGAAGTCGTCGCGGTGCTCTAGGAACATCCTCATAGAACCAAAGCACCACATCTGCGGCGCGACCGACTCCGCGATCTTCACCCACCCTTCCGGCCAGCGGTCCCACTCCAGCGACGTTTCCCCGTACGGCGGATCGGTAATGATTGCGTCAGCAGTCAGGCCGACGGCAGGCACAACCTCGCGCATGTCGCCGCAGTACAGGGTGATCAGGTTGTCTTGGTAGTAAGGTTTCATCCTTGCAGTTAACCCCTCGCTGGTCCCGCCTAAGCGGGAGAAAGTTGTTGTGAGCCCCGACCAGTTAGCGGCGGGGCAGCTCGAAAACCGTTAGGCCGAGAACAGTCCCGGCTGTTTTTCCGCTTCCTCTCTCTTCTTTTGTGCCGCCTCCTGCGCCTTGCTCATACCAGATGCACCATGCTCCAGACAGTTCGACAGGCGGCGGTCATAGACGGCATGCATCGTGTGTCGCTTGCAGGTCGGGCACCAGTGCTTAACCTGCGAAGTGTTGCGAGTGTAGTGCTGGCTCATGACCGCACAGCCTCTGCGTCTTCATTCCAGGCATTCTTCACCGCCTCAATGTGACGCCAGACCAGACGGTTGAACCAGAAGCGGAAGGGCGTGTCCACCGCCTCGCGCCCCTCCAAGAGACGCGGGTGCAGTTCCAGGTAACTCAGGTCGGGGTTGATGACGGCGTTTTTCGGGTCCGTGAGGACGGAATACCCCAGCGCCACCCGCCAGAGGTCGCCGATCCTGTCCAGACGCTCCAGAAGAGCCCGGACGTGATCCGGGTCATCCTCATCAAACCGATCCGGGCCGTCTTCATCCCAGTCGCCGTTTGCATCGCGGGGGAATTGTCCATCCTCAAGATCCTCAAGGATGCCAGCCAGCACTACCGCCTTCTCTATCTCTCTTGGGCTTGCCACTGCCATTTTCATCTTCAGGCCTCCCAGCTCTTTAAAGTTTCCTCTTGATCACAAGGCAGCACCACAGGATGACAACAGCAAAAATAATAAAGTCGCGAATCTCTCCCATGCGGATCTCCGTGCTGCTTACGCCGTCTGTGTATGCTCCGGCCAATTTGCCTTGATTCTATTCATGTCCGCCATATCCTCCGGCGTCAGGTCATCGAAGAAGTTATCCATGGCATCCTGAACCTTGCAGAGATACCGATCGCACTTGATCACCAGCTCGTCCGTCACCTTGCCGACAAAAGTGCTGTGGTACTTTTCCACGTAACGCCTGATGGACTGCCTATACTCAGCCCGATGCTGCCTGATATCCCTGTCGCCGGTGACCGTGTGAGCGGTGCGCTCCATATCCACCAGCAACGCATCCATCAGGGCCAACATGGCGATGACCGGCACATCTGCAGGCGACAGCATTATCTCCGCTGTGATGGCCGCCTTGGCCCTGGACTCCTTACCCATGGCTCTATCCCTTATCCTGGTACTGCGGCTTCAGGGTGTACGCCCCCTCGCCGTCTTTTATCAGTTTGGCCCCCACCGCCTTCGGGTTGGTCGAGGCGAGGCTGTCGGCGAACTCTTCGGCGGTAAAGCCGACGGGGACGTTGTAAGTGCGCCCCTCGAATTTCACTGTGATGTCGGTTTGCTGGTCCATCTGCACGGTCTCCTTTTGGCTAGAATGCACTCATTTCTTCTGCGGGTTCTTCTGGAAGCGCTGCAGGCCCGGCGCCTGCGGGGCGAGCGGTTCGCGTGGCTTCCCTCACCTGCTTCTCCATCGCATCGAGGAGCTCCGCCTGATCGGCAGCCGGGAGACAATCGGAGCTCACCTTCTCGGTTTTAAAATGCTCTCCGACACAGACCGTTCTGGTGATCTGCTCGGGGAGTCGGACGGCGCCGGGGACCAGCTGGGCCGGGTCAATCTGGAAGTGATAGGCAACCTGCACTCGTGTCTGCATGCTCTACGCTCCTTTTAGGTAATCTCTGGTAATGAAGGCGGAGGTCATCCGTCCCTTTGCAACGTCGAAATAAATAGCGGGTGTCGTCAACTCGCCCTTCACCAGGAGCTGGTGCAGTATCGCGAGCCCCGCGGCCGCCGCCCACTCGTTGGCGAACACACCCTGCTCGGCAAAAGGGGTATCCGCGCACGAGGGTGCTTTCGCCTTGGGACGCCTCAGCTTCGCCATGCCGGCCAGAAGGTAAGGGTTGGGGAGATGGGCGACGTGCGGCGACTTATCCCACTCCCGCACCTGGAGGCCGATCGCTTTCTTATCCTCCGTGGTGCCGAACAAAGCCTGTCCTGTTTCCAGCCCGTTGCCCAAGTCAAGCCAGCACCCTTGCCCCTTGTACGGCTTCCTGCTTTCAACCGTGTCGACACAGGTGACGACAAGACGCTCGTGACGCGAGCTGCTCTTCAGCCAATCCTCTCCCCTTGCCTGCAGGGCCCCAAACTTGAGCCCGTATTGCTGGTTCAGTCGGTAGGCCAGGGCGGATGCCTTGGGTTCCTCTATTTCCCAGGGGAAGAAAGCCTGCCTCGCGCAGTTCTTCTCCTCGACAACGTCCGGATCCACAAGGAGCACGTCCACGGAGAGCCGGTATCCTGCCACCATCTTGGCGAGCCCTTGCGCGAGATAGCTCCCGGTACCGCCGGTGCCTACGATCACGACGTTGCGGAAGTGCGGGGCCAGATATCCCTTTCTGTTCTGCGGCTGTTTGTCTGTCATGCTTTCGCCTCCAGGAGCTGCTTGCCGGTACCCAGCTTGTTGAGGGTTTTGAACGGACAGCGGCCGCCGTACTTCTTGTGGTAGTCATAAAAAGGGATCTGCCCGATCCCGACGATGTTGTTGTGCCAGTTGAACGGTGTGTCGAAGACGGTTTTCTCAGCAGCCTTCCGCACGTTGCCATCCGTCGCGCGGTGGGTGGAACCGAGGCACATGCGCGAGCCGCTCAGGTTCGGCAGCGGCAACTCGTACAGCACCGTGTCCGGCTTGAGAACGGCGCCGGAGAAGCCCCAGATCTCAATGCCGTTGATCTTGCGGCCGGCGCTGTCGACGCGAACCTTGAGAGCAAGAGAAGGGAACTTCATCTTCAGTGCCGTGAGCTTCCCCTTCGACTTACGCTTCGGGCTGTGACCCTTGCGATACAGGATTGTTCTCTCCGAAGCCGGCAAGGTGATCAGATAGGTTTCGGCATTCCCGCCCTTCTTCATCCAAACCAGACCGGGGAAAGGCCTGAACGTCAGCTCCGTATGGAAAAACTGCATCAGTTGCTCCTGAGTCACCACGAAGCGGCGCTCACCATCACCGGTGAAATCGGACAAGACGATCTCCTCCTCGAAGATGCCAATGCCGTACAGCTGTTTCTGCAGGTATCCTTCGTTGTTCACAGTTCCCCCTTCCTGTATCTCACCGCCAGCCTGCTCTGTTTGGGGCTCACCCATTTAACCGACCTTTTGCCGTGTACCTTCCGCCATACTTCGCATACCTCATGGATAAAGATCTCAGCCGTCCCTTCCTGCGTGTTGTCCCACATGAGGTAGGGGTCAGGTATGGCTCCATCCATGGCAGCGAACGCTTCGCTATAAGCGAGGGCGAAATCGATGTCCTCTTTTTTCGTGATAGTGAGATCGTTGTCCCAGCCGCCGTCACCGTCGATGATGGCGAATTCCATTTCCCAATATTTCGGAAACTTTTCTACAACCGGAGCGAAGTAGCTTTCCTCCACATTGGCCAGCTTCTTGAGGTCAACGGTACGTTCCCCGTCGTAGTCGTGATAGGCCTGCACCAAAGCCTGGAGCCCGATCTCCCCGATCAGCTTCAGATCCTGCCGCGGCAGCTCGATTTCAAGCCCTTCCGACTCGCCCAAAATGTGCTCCAGCAGCGAGTGAACACCGCTGACTCCGCTTAGGAACGCTTCAACGACCCCCCCGCCTTCATCCTGGTAGCTGTAGCAGGGGATCATCAGGTTCAGACATTCGAGACTGGTGAGCGGCGTATGCTCGCCGATGTCCTCGAGGTGCATCCCCAAGCCGTAGTAGTCACTGGCGCGCGTCCACAGATCATCCACAAAGGCGGACAAGCTGGCGCCGTTGCAAGGGGCTTGAAGCAGATCTTCCTTCGCCAGACCGTTCGCCAGGTACCACTCCCACACGGCGCGGACCGACTTGAACAGATCGGGAGAGAGCAGCTTGTGGGATGCGACCAGTTTGCGAGGGGCCGGAAGCGGCCGCCGGCTGCGGCGCTGTGTAGGCTCAAAGTGCTGGGTCCCGGCAATCTTGGAGCTGATGACGTTTCCACAGTTATCTCTGGCGCACCATGGGTAGATCTCCTGCCAGGGACGCAGCAGGTCCCCCATCTCTTTAACCGGAACGGTGGTAGCGCGATCCGGCATTACGGACAGAACCCCACCGGCCACAGCCTCTGTGATCCGCTCTATGATGACGGCGACGCCCATGACCTAGCCTTTCCTCGCCCCGAGGACCTCGGCCGGGACGCGGCCGGCGAGATCGGCGCCGCTCTTCATGATGGCGTCGATGAGCGCTTCTTTGGGTAGAGAGTGGAGCGCCTTCCCCTTGTGGTGCTGCTCCCAGTAGGCGACCACCTTCTTGTCGGACCAGATGTTAATGTCGGGCTCCTCGCCGATCCGGACGATCTCGCTCTTGCTCAGCTCCTGGAGGTACTCCGCCGTGAAGGCCCAGTCGCTCACCCGCACTCCGAAAAATCCGGCGGCGAGTCTGCGCACGTCGGCCGATACTCCGTTCCCTTCCATCAGCTGGGCCAGTGCGGCCTGGCGCAGCGCGCTGTCTATCTCTTCTGCCAGCATGTCGTCAAATATCCTGCTTGCCACCACGCCGGTGTCGGAGTTGTTGCCGAGATCGAGGAGCGAATCAACAACCTTTCGCGCCGGGAGCGATACCGATGCAAGAGCCAGCAGGGCAAGCCCAGTAATGCGGGTATCATCGAAAGTCGCCTGTTTAACCGCTTTCTCCAGACGCTCTTTCAGGAAGCTCTGGCGATACTTCTCCCCCCTGGGTGCGTTGAAGACCGGAGCATCAGGAGTATCCACCGGCTTGCTCTTGGCAGGAGGAGCCGTCTGTCGCTTTGCCACTGGAGGCGGAAAGGAAACCTTCCCCGGGGACTGGACTACTTTTTCCGGCGTTTCCTGTTTTTTGCCCACCGGGTTCTCAACCGGCGGAGAAGCAACGACTTTCTCGGGCTCCGGGGTGGGCGAAACTTGCGGCGCGAGATACAGCTCCTCGAAGCAGTTGCGCGGGCCAATGCAGGTGCGCTCATATCCGGAGACGACGGCGCCGGTCAGGCGGAGCACCGAGACGAAAAGGTCGCACTGCAGGCAGCGCTGCGCCGTCTCCTTGCCGATGATCGGCTCCCGGTGCTCGTTGCCCAGCCGGTGCCCGAAGCGGAAGCCGCGCGTGCCGATCTGTGCGTGCGCCTTGCTCTGCAGCCAGTTCGCCTCCAGGAACGCGGACTGCTTCACCTCGAAGCAGTTGCTGTTGCTGCATTTGCCGCCGGGGGTGACGTCGGCGAACAACCCGGACTGCACCGCTGTGTTGTGCATGCAGACCTGGCAGTCGGCTTTGTCGAAGAAGCCGCGCTCGAGCTCCGGGCAGATCGCGCCGATCCTCTCGCCGAGCTCGCGAACCGTGAGCTTGCTCCTCAGGCACGCCGTCAGCAGCTCCAGGATCTGCGCGGAGTCGGCGACGCGCGTGAACATCTCGACGTGGGACTGGGTAAGCGCTCCATCTCTCCAGGCGGTGAGGACCTCGGCGGGTAGCTCCAGCATGCGCACCTGACGCCGGATCGCGTGGGTCGGGATGCCGGTACGAGCCGATATCTCTGCCACCGATTCAGGAGTACTCCCGTAGCGTCCCAGATAAGCCTTGAAGGCCTGCGCGGTTTCGAGGGGAGAGAGGTCCTCGCGCTGCAGGTTCTCGATCACCATCAGGTCGAAAGCTGCGTCGTCGTCGACTTCGCGCACCATGCACGGAACCTCGGAGAGTTCCGCCTGCAGTGCGGCACGATAGCGCCGCTCGCCGGCAATCACTTCGAAGTTGCCCGAGGCGAGGGGACGGACCAGAAGGGGCTCGATGACACCCTTACCCCGGACCGACTCAACCAGCTCCGCGAAGCGGGCCCGGCGCTGCGGCGTCATGTTCTCCTCAAACCGGCGGGCGTTGTACTCGTTGGGGGTGAGCTCTTTAAGGGCTATGTTGGCGAAGCGCGCTTCATTCGACATTGGTTCCTCCTCTTTCCGTTTGGTCTTCTCTCTCTATTACCGGCGGCCTTGCTGCGAAAACCTCCCAGGCGCGCTCGTAATACCTGAGCAGCTTCTTCAGCGCGCCCTCGAGCTTCTCTTCGTCCGCCGACGCGAAGGCCAGATCGACTGCGTCCTCTGCTGCCGCGATGTGCCCCTTGATTTCCTGCTGTTTCTGGAGCCACTCCATTCCGCCGTTGGGACAGCTCGATTCAATGAGGCTTCGAGCGTCCTTGATCCACTGCCAGCCCCTCTCATTGCTCCATTCACCCACCGCGGCCTCCTTGTTTTCGTCCTCTATCGCCCGCACAAGACCGTACTGGACCGTCATTGCCGGCGGCAACCCTGCCATCACCCAGGCGCGGATATCGACACCGCGGGAAAGGGCGTCGCCGGGATCCTTTCCGTCCAGCACCGGCCAGCGTTTCGCGCGGCGGTAATTTTTCAGCCACCAGCGCGCCGCCTTCCCGCCGGGGTTTTCGTAGTTTCCGGTGTTGGCGTTTTGGCGCGGCTCGAAATCGGTGGCGACCAGGATGACGAGCGCCTTGTCGAGTAGCGCCGCGGCCCGCGACTTGGGCTTGACGTCGCAGGACATGAGAGGCAGGGCGCCCACCAGGTCGCCGGCAACCCAGTCGATGAGGAGTCCGCAGAGGTCCGCCTCGACAACCACGAAGGCCCGGGCCGTCGGATTGAGAATCACGACGTCATCACCGGACCCGGAGACCGCCACGTAACCCGGCACGTCCTCGCTGCGGTCCTCTTCGGGAACACGGACCCTCACCCGATGGATCACTCCGTCGACGTAGGTGGGGATGACGATCCCGCGCGGCACCCAGAGCTTTTTCGGCTTACCGGTTTTCTTGCTGGTCTCTTCCGGCAAGCCCCATGACTCTCGCGACCGCCAGATCGTCTTCGCATTCCAGCCCAGCCGGTTCTTTAGCACCGCTTCAAGCGGGAGCCCACGGCCGGCAAGGTAGGCGAGCTGCTCGGGGCAGCTCAGCAGGGCCTCGTGGGCTTCGGAGACCACCTCTTCCGCTTTGGCCTGCCAGATCTCGGCCGGCGTCTTGGCGTCGCCAGGGGTGAAGGACGAGGAAGCTTTGGCCTTGGGGGTAGAGGGCGCGTCCCTGGGGTCTTTTTTGGGAGGTGCAACTCCGTTTCCCATCCTGCACTTGTCGGACACCGGGCAGGTGTTGGAGTTGCAAGCCTTGCCGGCTGCGGCATGGGCATCGGGGCAGCTCAGGTTCTCGAAACGGCGCAGGAAAGAGATGACATCGCCATGACCGCAGTTGCGGCAGAACCAGCGACCGTCGGCCTTGACCGAAAAGCGGTCCGACTTGGCAGCGCCGCCGGGACCGTGACCGCACTCCGGACAGGGGCCGTGCCATTCGGAGCCGACTTTGCGCATCTCAACATGTCTCTGGACTATCTCAAGCAGTGTCATTTCTGCGCTTCTCCTTCATGGTCATTAAATCGCCATAAATGGTCTTAAAAATAATCTTGCCAGTAAAGCCACTGTATTTATTGGCTTTTTTCTTAAAATATGACCATATGACTATTATTTTTATATTTGCTCAAAAGAAGTAAAAAAGTTTTTTTAGTAAAAGCAGCCCTTCCTGTCCCGTATGAAATAGTTTTGGCGCTCTTACGTGTACGTGCCCGCGCACGTCGTCATATGGTCATATGCCCATAAAATGGCAAAATAACCGTTTAGTTCCGATAGCTTATAAAACCAGATTATTTTATGACCATTTTAGAAGGGCGAAATGGTCATAAAATGCCCCGCCCCCCTTGGGAAATTCCGTCCAGCGTAAAAGCCGATGGTCATACCTCGTGGGTGAGTATCCTCACCCCGTAGAGCCGCACCTGGCCGTTGCGCTCTTCGACCGTGAACCCCTTCTCGCGCAGCTTCTTCGAGGTGCCTTTCCCGGTCGGGAGATACTTCTTCGCTTCCGTGATCCGCTCGGCGAACCACTTCTGGTACAGTTCCTTGAACTCCTTGAACGGGATCCACTCTTCGTCGTCCACGCCCTTGCCGATATAGCGCCACAGATCGGGACGGTCATCGACATGGCACCCGCGGTTGCCGTCGGCAATGCTGGCATACTGAGCGGTATCGAACTGCGCCATGTCGCCGTTGTTGTAGCTCTGCCTGGGATCCCACGGCCGCAACGTGTGCGTCGTGAGGAACTGTTCCAGGTAATCCTCGCTGCGGCGGTGCTCCTCGACGTTGGCGACGATCTGGGGCGGTGGCGCCAGCCCGTGCTTCTGCCAGAGGGCGCAGCCGCGCACCAGCCAGGCGAGAATTCCGGGGTACTGGCTCTTTAGACGCGCCGTGAGCTGGTCGTCTTTTTTCCGGAAGAACCCGATGCGGGAGGGTGTCTTCGCCTCCTCTGCCGCGATATCGTCGACGAAGGAGTAGAGGAACTGGAACAGGACCAGGCGCCGGCGCAGGGCGAAGTCGGCGGTGAGGCCGTGCGGTATGTGGTTCGACTGCACGAACATGGTGTGGGTGGGCCCGAAGTTGGTCTCTTCCACGAAGAGTCCCCTGGCGTTCAACGTGTCGGCGCCGGTCAGCTCCTTCACCTTGGCCGCCGAGATGCGGCAGTGCTCGTCCGTCTCGGAAGCGATCACGATGCGGCGGCCGCGCAGGGCCATGATGTCCGTGGAGACGCTCGAAGAGTTCCGCGGCGTCTTCTGCTCCAGGATCATCTCCGGGAGGATCCTCCAGCAGAGGTCGCCCATGATCGCCTGAATCGTTTCGAAGATGACCCCTTTGCCGTTCGCCCCCTCGCCGACGAAGCACGCCAGTATCTGCTCGTGGCAGAAGCCGGTGATGGCGTAACCGAAGAGCCGCTGCAGGAACGCCCGGACCTCAGGGTCCGGCAGGCTGGATTCGAGCAGCGCTTCCCAGTCCGGACAGGGCGCATCGAGGCCGAGGTATTCGACCGGGACGCTCTTTACCAGCAGATCGGAAGGCCGCCCCGGGAGGAGCTCCGCCGTCTCCAGGTCGACCACTCCGTTCTCGCAGGCCAGTAGCCAGGGGCGCTGGTCGAGTTGCTCCGAGAGTATGGACAGAGGATTTTCTACAACGGCAGCCCATGCGACGCAGTTTTTGGCCCCGACCATGGAGCGGAGGCGGTCGACCCTGCGCGTCAGGGCCTTCCTCCTGCTCATCAGCCCACTGAGGACCGCGGCAAAGCGGGACGCTTTCTCCGCCGCCTCCCTCGCTTCCAGATCCGCCTGGTACAGGGCGGAGGCGTCTTTATCCTTCTCCGCCTGCTTCACCCGCTTTTTGGCGGCCGCCACCTCGGCGTTTGCCTCCTGGAGAGAGGCGGTATTGCGGTCGATCGGGCCGTCAAGATCCTTCGCTTCATCGAGAAACGCGGTGGCCACCGCCTCCACGCCGCGCAGATGCTCGCTCTTGCGGTCCAGGCTCCAGTGGTGGGAACGCCACACCAGCCACTTCTTGTCGTCGGATACGTACAGGAAGCGGTCGCGCTGCAGATGCGTGTAGAGGATCCCGTCGCCGACCTCGTTGTTGGCGAGGCACTGCAGGATCAGCTCCGAGCCGGCAGCGGTCGCGTCCGGCGTAGCTGCGGGGTCCGCGAAGTGTTCGTTTTCCGCCTGGACCCGCTCCTCTACCTTGGCTTTTATCTCCTCCGGAGTAAGCAGCGGCACATCATCAAGCACCAGCGACCTCCGCCAGAGCCCGGAACTTCGCCTGCCAGTTGCGTACGGTGTCCTTGTGGACGTCGATCACTGCTGCGATTTTTGCGGCGGGCACTTCCAGTTCGGAGAGGACGGCAAGAAGGTAGACCTCGACGGGGTCGAGTTGCGATGACTGCAAAATGGTGCCGGTGAGCGACGTGAAGAAGCGGCCGCATTCCTTGCACTGGATGCGCTCGCACTGGTACCAGCGCTCGAGGCGCTTCTCATCGGAGATCCCCACCTTGCAGTGGGGGCAGCACGCGCCGGCCGGGTGCAGCTGGTCGACCACCCATCTGCCGACCGTCACCTTGGCGAGGCACTCTGCTGAAAAGCTGTCAAGACACTTGCAAGAGGATAAGCCCATAAAATTGTTCACTATTCAGCCCTCCGAAAATCTGCAACTCAAAAAAAGTTCAAATGTAGCGAACCAGTGAGGGTCGAACTACC